AAACGACTCAGCAACGCATACGACTTCGATCACGGCAAGATCGCCAAGGCCATCGCAGACCACCGTGCCGAGGAGTACCTTGAGCTCAACATCGGCAAGAAGGCCGGCCACAAGTACTGGGTCTTCCCAGACTTCTCCGTGCTCGTTGAGGACCCAAACGGCTTTATGTACTCAGACAGCTACGACTGGGTTTACGACGAGCTGGTCACCGCACGCTTTGAATGTGGCGACCTTGACATCGACGAGTGGGCAGAGGAGATGGGTAAGGGCGTCGACCGTATCTTCTACTGATGGTCGTTCTTCAATTGCCAGAAGGAGAGGAGGTGGCAGAACATACGCCACCCCTTCTCCATGTCATCCTCGGTCCACTCTTGGATGCAGGCTAGACCCGGCCTAGAACGGGATACAAACACGTTAGCGCAGACCGCCTTAGGCATACCCAGCCCGACACGATAGGCGGCCAACTGCATCATGTTCTCGTCGTAGTTAACGATCTCGGACTCGGATTCAAAGTCCTTAGTCTTGACGTCCAGCACGATGCCATCTGTGTGCAGGTCAACGCGGCCACCAAACCCCATCTCATGCGCGAAGGACCGCTCAGGGATCCAGGTGCGCTCGCCGTATGCCATCTTGATGACGTCAGTGGCCCCGGTAACGTGCTCGGCGTAAGCGTCCGGGTAACTGGTCTGTTCGTAGAAGTGCTCGATCGCGTTATGGATACGGGTCCCCTCCGCCGAGGCAGAGCGCGACGACTCCTGGCTGTCCTTAATGATGCGGGAGATGTAGCTGTCGTCGTCCTCACCCTCATTGCGGGTCACCGTAAGCGCAGACAACAATACCTGACGCTGCATCCAGATATTGAGTCCGGGCTTTGCGGTGACGCCGGTGACGGTGGTGACGGAGGGTACGAGGTCCTTCTTTCTGGCGTCCCTCATCGTGGTCGGGCGATCCCTCCCGTTTAGACCTGTTTGGGTATAAGCAGGATCACCATCGCGGGTATACCAGTGCCCGCCGCTCTGCTCAAACTTAGAAATAATCATTGAGTGTCCTGTAGTATTTACCAAACCCTTCGTCACGCAGGGCGGCCAGCTCCTTCGGCGATCGGAAACCTTCAACCGCCCCCTCTGAGGTCACCTTGAACCTCACCTCGGGGAATTCACAGCGCCGCTCGGCCAGCATCTTCTCTTTGAACTCGGCCTTGCAGTCGTTGCAGAAACCGTGCCCCGCCGCTGGGTGAGAGACTCGGGCCATCTCTAGCCACTCAGCGTACTGCTCACGGCTCTCAAAACACAGCGGGAATTTACGCATTCTGTTCTTTCTTCAATCGCGCAATCTCCTGCTCGCGGTCACTTAGCTTCTGAATCAGGCTGTAGTTAATCTCCATCCAGAGGTCGCCCTTGCGGGTACGCTCATCGTGGTCCCGCTTCATCATCTCAAACAGCCGCTCGGCAATCTCAATCTGCCGTGCCATAAACGAGTTCATAGATCCCCCACGTTAATCAATTGGCCCCGAAACTCAACGTGATCGTCGTCCCAGCGGTGAACAATCTCCGGCCACAGTAGCTCAGAATCCTCAAACGTCAAAACGGCAAAACCCGATCGCCAGTTGGTCGGGTTCATCTCCAGGTAGTCAATAAACTGAGGGCCGTCCACCTCAGCAAGCGTGCCGGTGTCCACGCCGTACCTGTTACCACGCAGATCCGCATACGGCGTGACCTTGAGCGAGTGCAGGTGCCCGGTGACGATCGAGACTCCAGCGGCTACCGTGTTGGCGTGAGTGGCGTGGATGCCGCCCTTATACCGATGCTTCACGATCACATCATTCGTCGGCCAGCAACTCCAGCAGGGGTGCCAGGCGGGAAAGTGATCCTTCAACGAGAACCCGGCGATGTTCTCAAACTCGTGAGCTGCCTGAGCCAGACGATTCTCAAACCTGGCGTCGTGGTTACCCAACGGCCAGACCAACTGCACATTGTGGCGGGCCTCTTTCGCTGCCGTCTCAATCTCCTCTAACGAGGCCTGGCAAGCGTTTAGCTCTTCCTTAAGCGAAGGCCTATGCGTCCACCCGATACGCGGATAGCGGCTGATTGAGGCCCCGTCAAAGGCGTCCCCGTTGTTGATGACGGCGTAGGGTTTGAGTTCCTTGATCGCCCACAGCAGCCCCTTAAATGCGGTGGAGCGGATGCCAGGCCAGAAGTGGGCATCAGAGAATACGATGACGGTTCCGGTGGTGATCCCTAGCCGGTGCTCCGCCTTGACGATGTGGGGCGCTCGTAATGGAGGAGGGATCTTTGCCGTGTTTATACGACGACGTAATGATCTTTCATTGACGCCCAGTACCCGAGACGCTGCGGCTACTGAGCCAGCACTCCGGATTGCAGCCTCAATCTGTTGGTCGGAGTGCTTTTGCATTGCTACTCCGCCATTTCAAACTCGCCGCAGTACGAGGTGTTTTCTGTACGCGGGAACAATGACGTTGGCAGTATCGATCCATCTTCCTCGGAGACGACGTTCATGATCGTTGGCGGGTAACGGCGGCACTCCCCGCTTGCCTCTTCATCCTGATACCAGTAGGCGCAGGTTGCACAGGCCACGTCATCCTCTTCGCCGTCCGCATAACCCTGCTCGGGCTGCTCTTCGGGCTGGATCTCCTCTCCGGCTGCGATGATGCGGAAGGACCACTCTTCTTTCAGTGCTGACATAGAAAACTCCTAAACGGTTATTGATTCAAGTTCGTCGGTTACGCCAGGAATATCGTTAACCGAGGCGACGATACCCATAGAGTAAATATTATCAAACAGGTCTTCTTGATTTTCAAAGAAATTAGTCTTCTTGAAAATCGGTTCATTAAACGACCAGACCTTGTAGTCCGACATAAACTGCCGAATATAAAAGTTAATCGTCTTCTGAACATGAGGGTTGTACTCCATATAGATGACCGGCTTGTGACGCTTAATTGTTTCATAAGCACCGAGCATCGTCTGCGGTTCAAACCCCTCCGCGTCCACCTTAATGTAATCGCACCTCTCAAGGTTTAGGTCGTCGATCTTTACGACCGGAACCCTCTCTCCCTCAAGGCCGCCAACCGTCACCCCGCCAAAGTTGTATTCGCTTCCGATCTCAATCTCAGGCACTACGATCGTCGAAACCTGGTCACCCACCGCGGCGTGGACAGCGTTTACGTTATAGACCTCGTTGCAGATCAAGTTGGCGCACAGCATCTGAAAGATCAAACGCTGCGGCTCAAACGCATACAGAACACCTTCAGGACCGATGTGGTGAGCAAGCGGCACGGTGTGGCTGCCGATATTCGAGCCGACCTCCACAATGACGCCGCCCTCCGGCACGGCAGAGCGGGAGAAGTCAACTAGCTTCTGCTCCCACTCGCCGTACTGCTCAAGACACTTGCCGATGTAGGTATCCTGAGCCGGATAAAAGAACTTGCCCTCTCGAGCCTCAATCATCGCAATTTTGTGACTCATTTTGCCCTCGAGATCAAGAACACCTCAACGCCCCACGCCTCAGAGAGCTTGCGCTCAATTGAGTTCAGCACCTTGTGATCGGCGAATGCAGAGATCGGAGGACGCCTAATCGTGATGTCGATTGCCCACGGCGTGCTCTGCAGCATCACCTGTTTCGCCATCCCGGTCAGGCCCACGTCCTTGATCACCTTCTCAAAAAATAGGTTGTTTGAGGGTTTAGGCTCGTCGTACTTGGCGGACTCAATCTCCATCATCGCCGCCCGCAGCTCGTCAGTGAATTCCATTGCGATCCTCCATGCGGTTGGATATAACCGCTACCAGTCCACAACACCCCAGCAGCACGACGGCGACGATCGTCTCGCCAGCCAACGCGCAGGCCAGGCCCATTCCGAATAAAATTGCGCTTGCCATGATCAGAACGGGATGTCGTCGTCTTCAACCACCGCCGCCGAGAAGTTCACCGGAACCTTCTTCTGGTTCCACTCGGGGCAGGCCATGATCTTCTCCTTGAGGCGGTCGTTAAGCTTCTCAAAGACGGTCATGTTCCGATCGTCAAGGCTCCAGTAGTCAACCTCGTTGTACGGCGTCGGGAGATTCTTCTTAAGCGTGGCGTGGACCGGGCTAACGCTGCTCACCTTAGAGTAGGAGCGCCCCGTTGCGCCGATCTTCTCCTCCACGGTCAACATACACCACTGCCCGAGAATGTTCTGCATCTTGAATCCCTTCTCCTCCTCCGGCGTAAAGTCACGGCCGCGCCATGCACGCAGGGTCTTACGCAGCGTGGCGTTTTCGTTCATGGAGGCGGTGTAGGTCTGGCTAATGCTCATCGGCTCGCCCTTGCCGATCGTCAGGGGGTTGCCGTCTGCGTCATCGCCATGGACCTCCCACTGGATCAGGACGATGTGGCGCTTGCTAACCTCGCCGTCGTAGGTGTTGGTTTGCGTTCCCATGTCGACGAATCGGTAGCATCGCGCGAGGTAGGTTCCGCTCGGTACTGGCTTGTAAGTGCTCTCGGATTGCTTGCTTAGGATCATGATTTTCCTTGATTAAATGTGCCGCGGATCGGGCAAGGCGGACTCTACACTGCTAAAAAAAAATGTCAACACCCCCCTTGACGCCGTGCTAGAAAAACGACAACCTGCCGCACCAAGGAGGAAAACCGATGAACTGGTACAAGTGGCGGATGACCGAGTATGCAGCGATGACCCGGCATCTATCTGACGGCGAGGACCTAGCGCTGCGTCGCATCATTGACCTTTACTACACCCTCAGGCACCCATTACCACTAGACCCAACCTGGACCGCCAAGAGGATTCAGTTTGAGCGGTACGACGTGGTGAGCGACGTCCTACAAGAGTTCTTCAAACGCACCGACGAGGGCTGGGTCTACCCTCAGGCCGAAGAGGACATCGCCAACTTCGAGGACAAGGCGCAGAAGGCAAGAACCGCCGCCGAGCAACGCTGGATGCGGACGCATAGCGAACGTAATGCAGAAGAGAGAAGAGAAGATAAGAACAGAGAAGAAAAAAACAATATGGCCGCTAACGCTGATCGTTTTATGGAATTTTGGAATGCGTGGCCGCCAGGAAAGCGCAAGTACGACAAGACCGGCGCTCTAAGGGCATGGGCTCGTTACAAGCTTGACCCGTACGCCGATACAATCATCGCCCACGTCGAGCGGCAGAAGGCGTCGCAGTCGTGGCTCGAGGGCTACATCCCGGCACCAACGACCTACCTCAACCAAGCGCGGTGGGAGGCGGACGCCAACGTAACACCAGTGAGGCGTGGAAAATGATTGATAATGTGCTCTCTCGCCTAGACCGGGTAAGCGGCAGGAACGGCTCCTGGACCGCGAAGTGCCCGGCTCACCAAGACAAATCCCCATCGCTTGCCATCGCGGAGCGTGACGGGGTTGTTCTCCTCCACTGTTTTGCGGGGTGCTCTGCCTATGAAATATGTTCTGCGATCGGCCTGGAGATTTCTGAACTCTTTCCGGAGCGCGTGGAGACGGGTAAGCCGAAACCTAAGTTCTTCTCCAAGGACCTACTGAAGATCATTCACTTCGAGGCGTGCGTTGTCATGATGCTGGCCTCTGATGTCGCGAATGGAAAATCTATCTCCCAGGACGACCTAAACCGCGCCTGGCTTGCCTACGAGAGGATTGATGAAGCTCTCAAATTCGCTTGACGGTATTGAGGCTCGAGCACGGGCCCTTGACGAAAACAGACGATTAAGGAAGGAGGAGATTGATGTCGACAGATACGAAAAGTTAAGCGAAATTAAACTCAAGGTCAGGGAGGCCAGCGCCTATCTCCTTGACATACTCGACAGCCGCAACCAGCCAGCGCCACCCAAACCGCTGCAGATGCCGTGGCAAAAGACGCACGGTGACTTTGAGTATCGGCTGGGTGAGGTAACCGTATACGCCGGGTCTAACGGTGGCGGCAAGTCCCTGCTAACGGGTCAGGTTGCTCTTAGCCTCGTGCAGCAGGGCGAGAAGGTCTGCATAGCGTCATTCGAGATGAAGCCGACCCGTACCCTATCCCGGATGCTGCGACAGTTCAGCGGGGAGAATACGGAGGGGCTAATGTACCCTCAGGAGCGCCTTACGAGCACCGTGATGGCCTTTGACACGTTCTCGGCTAGCAAACTGTGGCTCTACGACCAGCAGGGCACCACCGACGCCAGAACGGTGATTGCGATGGCCCGCTACTGTGCGATGGAGTTGGGAATTCGCCACGTTTTCATCGACAGCTTGATGAAGTGTGTGCACGGCGAGGACGACTACAACGCGCAGAAGGGTTTTATTAACGAGCTGACGGCGCTGGCTCGAGACCACAACGTCCACGTCCACCTCGTGCATCACATCCGCAAGCTCGCGAGTGAGGAGATGCAGCCCAACAAGTTTGACCTCAAGGGCTCGGGGGCGATCACCGATCAGGTTGATAACGTCTTTCTAATTTGGCGTAACAAAAAGAAGGAGATGGCGGTAAAGGCGGGCGGCAGCTACACCCCGTATGAGTACGACCTGATGCTGATGTGCGAGAAGCAGCGCAACGGAGACTGCGAGGAGTGGTATCAGTTGTGGTATCACCGCGACAGCCAGTCGTTTTGTGACAACGCAGAGATGACCCTCATTAAATATGATTGAACTCACACTACCTTGGCCGCCCTCGGTCAACAATTACTGGAAAAAATGGCGCAACCGGATGGTGATCTCCGAAGGCGGGAGGCTCTACCGGGAGGCTGTAGCGCTGCAGGTATCGATGCAGGCCCCTAACACGAGCCTGGAGTGCCCTCTTGTGGTGGAGATCGAGGCATGGCGCCCTGACCGTCGCAAAAGGGATCTTGACAATCTCTGCAAGGCGACGTTAGATGCTCTTGCGACGGCCGGAGTGTACCGGGACGACTCGCAGATTCAGGATCTAAGGATTTATTGGGCAGAGCACCTGGGCGGAATGCTCAAGGTCAAAATCAAGGAGCGTAAGCGTGGTGAAGAACGAATGGACGAAGGGGTTTGATGCTGGGGTGGCGATCATGCTGCTCGAGATACAGGACTACATGGATCTGAGGCCGGAGCAGGAGTCGGTGCTGCTGCCGCTGCTGGATCATCTTCGACAGGAAGATCCTACTAGGGTTTCCCCTAGTGAAGAAAGTTGAAAAAAGTTCACACAAGAGGGAAGTTCTTCGGTAGGATTCTCACATCGCAACCGGAGAACCACCATGAACACCACCGAAATCAACGCAGTAGACACCCTCGGCAGCCTCCTCGCTCAGATCGCAACCCTCACCGCCCAGGCTGACGCCATCAAGGATCAGCTTAAGGACTCGGCAACGATGCCTGGCGGCTCGAAGGTGTTTGAGGGTGCGCTGTTTAAGGCGACCCACTCTGAAGCAAACCGGTCTACCGTTGACTGGAAGGCTCTGGTCAAGTCCTGCGGCATCAGCGAGAGCAAGATCGCTGAGTTTACGAAGACGACCGCGGTGTTCTCGATCAAGGTCACCAGCCGGTGATTTTTCTAGCGGGGGCCCTGTTCGCAAGTGGGGCCCTTTTTCATTTCTTATTTTGGGTGACGAGATGATTAACGTCGCAGAGAGCATTGTAGAGGTTGGATTACTTGCCAGGAAGTTACAGGAGGTCTGTGCTTTCTCTGAGCCAGATCGTGAGGTTGTCGAAGACCTGGTTTCCCAATTATTATTTCATTGTTCGCGTATTTACGTTGAGAGCAATGAAGTTACTAGATTTGAGAAACCATTTTGGCAAACGGGGCAACTCCTCAGCTAGGTCGGTAGGCGAGGAGGAGCTTGTTGAGGCGATGCAGTTTATGTCGTCCAAGAACAAGCGAATCAAGGTCTATAGCAACTATGGCTTTGTCAATCAATCCCACAAGTTTCCATGCCGGATCCAGTTTATTGAGGGGCGTCGTATGCCTGACGACTCTTGGGACTGGACGATTGGGTGGGAGTCTGGGGCCCGGAAAAACGGAATCGGTGAAAGGATAATCGTGACATGATGCGTGACATTGAATGGAAGAAGTGGCGGGATCAGATCATGAAAAACGACGGCAGTTATCACCCCCTTGAGGAGGCTCTATACAAGGCCTGGTGCGCCGCATGGGACTCCGCCGTGCATTGTTATGAGGACACCAAGCCAAACCTGCGTCTCGGGCAGCGTGGAATCATCAAGCTTGCGATGGACGCCGGGCTAGTGGAGCGTAGCGAGATTGGCGGCCACTACGTCTGCGGTGAGGTCGAGGAGGTGGTGGACTTTGCTAGGCTGATTGAGGACGCCCATGCAATATGAGCAGATTATTACGGACTACCTTGACGACAAGGGCGAGATGTTCGTAACCGAGATGCGGATACCGGATATGTTGCGCTCGACGCTTAACTCGCGTCTGTCTGTGATGGCGCAGGCCGGCAAGATCAATCGGCGGCAGGAGTGGCACGAGGGGTTTCGCAAGAAGTGCTGGATGTATAGCCTGCCAAACCGTGAGAAGGTTTACAAGGGTGCGAGTCCGTACAAAGGGGAGCCGGAATATGCCTACATACTCAGAAATTTTTTCAGAGCAGCCTGAGTGCTACGTCGATACGCCAGAGGTCCTCAAGCAGGCGTACAAGGCCGGGTACGCGGATGCGATGGGGTGGAAGCGTGACAACTACCTCGAGGACGTCGGCTGGATTGGCCTAACGGATGAGGATATGGCTGAGTTACGTCGAAACGGGCTCCACGCGATCAGCGACGACCACTTCCGGGCCATCGAAGCAAGGGTCAAGGAGAAGAACAGTGGGTAGAGAAGACATCATCCGCATGGCGCGGGAGGCAAATTTATGGCAATCATGGTTGGAAAGGCTTGAAGAATCAACAAAAACCATTGCTTCGTTAGAGCAATTCGCCGCCCTTGTTGCCGCGCATGAGCGGGAGGAGGTTGCCCGATGGATGATGGAACGCGGCTATGCGACAGGGCATGGCGACACCGTTGAAGACCTGCTGCAAGAATTAGAGTGGCAAGTTGCGGAGCGGGAGCGCGAGGCCTGCGCCAAGGTAGTAGAAAACTATTGCGGCGCATGGGATGACCAAGGCTACGCGCTCGCCAACGCCATCAGAAGAAGGGGGAAGAAATGACTGACCGCGAACTAATGCAACAGGCGCTAAGTGTTCTGTGCAATAACGTATATCCCAGAGATGGAGTCAGAGATAACAGGCATCTAACGCCTAAAAGCCACGCTGAAATTTATCAACAAACCATAGACGCTTTGTTCTATAGACTGGCACAACCAAAGACCCCCGAAGTCACCCCCGAAGTCACCCCCTATGTAATTGACTGCCCCCGGTGCGGTCATTGCTGTCCACAGCGCCAGTGGGTCGGGCTGACGGATGAGGACAGACAAGAATTGGCGGCAGAGCAACACAGTTGGGAAGGCTTGTGTTCTGCGGTTGAAGCCAAGCTCAAGGAGAAGAACGGTAATGTTCAATGAATACGCCGGATTTCCCAACGATGAATTTTTTACCGTACTGCTGCATTGCATGGCGAGCAGCTCTGCTGACATGGTTTATTTTTTACTGGGTGACGGGCAGTGATTAGATACGGCATTCTTGACGATGAAGGCAAGGTTGTCCGGTGGGTCTGGGTCAAGCCGCCCTACCCGCACATCGTGAGCAGACCTAAACGTAAACCGAAGTTCGACTTCACTAATTTTGAGCCGGCACCATTTTGATAAACAAGAACTGTCAGCAGTGCAGGGTCCACCCGGCGCTATACAAGGTCCCCACGCTTAAGGGCAACGGGTTCAGGTGGAAGTGCGAGGCCTGCTATAAGCGCAGGGTACCAAGCGGGATCAGGGAGAAGATTGCGTGACCAGGACAATGGGTAAGGTAAATTTTCAGTGCGATGAAGTTTTACACCGGAATATTTCACCCGCACACCGCCGACAAGGTTGATCGGGCGTTTATTTCGGTAAATGTCTTAAAGAAACGAAAGTCTGGGTTCCCGGTCAAAGAGTGGATTATGGATAGCGGCGCGTTTACGACGATCAACAAGTACGGCGGTTATCCGGAGCCCGTTAGCGAGTACGCCAAGCAGATTAAGCGCTGGAAGACGAACGGAAACTTGGTTGCGGCAGTGGCTCAAGACTATATGTGCGAGGCTTGGATGATCGCCAAGACGGGCCTCTCAGTTGAGATACACCAGACCCTGACGATTGAGCGGTACGACCAGTTGATCGCGGAAGACACGGGCGTCTACATCATGCCGGTGCTGCAGGGATACGCACCGCAAGACTACATAGAGCATTTGAAGATGTATGGCGATCGTCTTAGCGAGGGCGCGTATGTTGGGGTTGGAAGTGTGTGCAAACGAAACGCCAGCCCAAGCGCGATTGTTGAGGTGCTGCACGCGATCAAGGGGGTTAGACCAGACTTGCGCCTACATGGATTTGGCGTCAAAACGACAGCTCTTGCGTGGGCCGACGTACGAGACAACCTTTATTCGGCAGACTCAATGGCTTGGTCCTTCGCGGCAAGGATGGAAGGGCGCAACGGCAACGACTGGAGAAACGCAGTGAAGTTTCAAGATCGAATCAACAACCAACCGGTGCAGCTTAGTCTGCTTTCACAACATGGCCGACCTCATTAACAACCCTCCCCACTACACCGCGGGAGGGATCGAGACTATCGACTATATGCGGGCCAAGGCGAGCCCAGAGGAGTTCAGGGGATACCTTCGCCTCAACGCCCTTAAATATCTCTCTAGGGCCGGCCTGAAGGGGGATGCGGTGGAGGATCTGCGTAAGTGTGCCTGGTACGTCAACCGGCTGATCGAGGAGATGAAGTGAGGTTTCCCGATCAGAACATTTCCGCACCTGGAAGTAGCGCCAGCATCACAAACTTCCCGATCGGGATGGAGCCGAGATGAACTGCCCTAGTTGCAACCTCAAGACGCGCACGATCGACACCAGGCAGTATTACGAGCCGACACTGAGCTTTAACTGGGCAGCCCGCCGTATCAAGTGCGAAGGGTGCAACCTGATCAGCAAGACGGTAGAGCTGCCCCACGAGGACTACGAGAAGCTCTACCTGGCGTATGTTGGGACTAAGGGTTTCCCCTAGTAAAAAAAGTTCAAAAAAGTTCACACAAGCGCCGTCCTTTGTGGGAGTATCTGTCTGCGGTCACTACCGATCGCAAACCAGAGGACAGAGAAATGGAAGACCAGATTCGCATCGCAAACGAAGACTTTGATTGTGTGTTCGTCAGCAAGGAGGATGATAAGGTTCGCTTGTCGATCCACATCTTCGGCGGCAGCGCACGGATTAGGCTCTCGCCTCAGCAGGCAAGAGAGGTAGTCGCAGCAATCAACGCAATAACGGAGGAATGGTGAACGCAATCAGAGTACGCACGCAGGTCTACAAGCTCGGAAGGGCAATCTTCTACCCGAGCAACTTCAAGGGGTACTACAGCTTCCCAGGTAACCGCCTGATCACCGAGTGGGAGCTGTTACGAAGGGGCGCCACGGTAGACTACGAGATGCTGTGGCCTGCAGCGTGAGGGGAAGGAGCTGGGGAGACCCGGCTCTTTTTTTTGTGTCATAATCTGATCTCGCTCCCATGCGGTACGTCGGTGGTGGGAGCTTGCAAACCCCGTTACACGAGCGAGCCAGAGCGGGGGCGGTGGGCGAATCCTAGAGCCGGGTGGTTGAAATAAGTCTGGGAAAAGCGTTGCCTAAGAAGCAGTGCAAAGCGGTCCCGTGTCTCTATATTGATACGGTAAGGACTTGCATTGCCTAAGATAAGAATAGAATAGATTGATAGATAGATATATAGCGTGTTTTTTTTGATCAAAAACAAAGAGCACCCAGCACTTTGCGGAGGCATAAAATATGCACAAAATTACGGATGAGAGTAAGGAAAAGGTAAGGAAGCTTGCTGCTGCAGGTGTTAGGTTTGAGGATATTGCCGCGAAGCTTGGCATATCTAGTGACACCCTTACGCGTAGATATAGGCAGGAGTTAGATGACGGTAGGATTGACGCTAACGCTGCTATTGGAGAGACTTTGTATCAGCAGGCTAAGAATGGTAATACTGCTGCGATGATCTTCTGGCTAAAGACTCAGGGTGGCTGGCGTGAGAAGAACCACGTTGAGGTTACCGGGGAGAATGGTGGCCCTGTTAAGGTAGACACCTCGATCTTTAATGCCATCATCACCAACCTTGAAGCGAAGCGCCAGATAGAGACAAATGAGTGATGCTGCCCTTATTGCGGCACTTAAGGATCCGGATTTAGCGAAGCAGTTCGCCGCCCTTCCTGAGGTTGATAGGGCTGCGTTTGAGTGGCGTGCTAAGTGGCTAACGCAGGCACACAAGCATCAGATAATGCCGCCCGGTGAATGGTGGAGTACCTGGTTACTCTGCGCGGGCCGGGGAGCGGGCAAGACGAGATTAGCCGCGGAGCAGATAGGGTGGCTTACATGGTCCAACCCAGGGACTCGAGCGTTAGTAGCCGCCCCAACCTCCTCTGACGTTCGCGGTACCTGCTTTGAGGGTGATAGCGGGCTGCTCAATGTAATACCGCCTGCGCTGATTGAGGACTACAACAAGAGCCTGCACGAGCTGCGCCTAAAGAATGGCAGCCTCATCAAGGGTATCCCAGCAAGCGAGCCGGAGCGCTTCCGAGGCCCTCAGTTCCATTTTGCCTGGGCCGATGAGTTAGCGGCTTGGGACTACCTGCAAGAGGCGTGGGACCAGATCCAGTTCGGGTTGCGTCTGGGTAAGCGCACGATCATGATCTGCACCACCACGCCGAGGCCTAAGGATCTGATCATCGACCTCATCGGCAGGGATGGTGAGGATGTGGTGGTTACGACCGCCTCCACCTACACCAACCTATCCAACCTGAGCCAGAACTTCCAGAAGCAGATCCTGCAATACGAGGGCACGAAGTTAGGAAGGCAGGAGATTTACGCCGAGATTATTGATCCCGAGGAGTCTGGGATTGTTAAGCGGGATATGTTTAAGCTGTGGCCTGTTGATAAGCCATTCCCGCGGTTTGAGTACATTATTCAGAGTTATGATTGCGCCTACACAGAGAAGACGCATAACGATCCGACTGCCTGCATTACCTTTGGCGTATTCAAGCCGCTCGATAGTCCGATGGCGGTAATGGTAATTGATTGCTGGCAAGACCGATTACAATACCCAGACCTGCGCCCTAAGGTAGTTGAGGAGTTCGAGAATGTTTACGGTGAAGGCAAGGATCGCAAACGTGTTGATCTCATCCTGGTTGAAGATAAGTCAGCCGGGATTAGCCTCATCCAAGACCTACAAAGGGCCCATCTCCCCGTGCGTTCGTACAACCCCGGCGGAGCGGATAAGATGCAGCGCCTGAACATCGTATCCAACATCATCGCCCGCGGCAGGGTATGGATACCGGAGAGCAGCACCAGGCCGGGATTCGTGAGGGACTGGGCAGAGGGTATGGTTAGCCAGCTCTGCTCGTTCCCTGACACGACCCACGACGATTTCGTTGACTGTACATCGCAAGGGCTTAGGTTCCTGCGTGACTCTGGCTGGATTGATATTGATCCGCCACCTCGAGATCCTTACGACGACGACGACTACGCCGATTCCAGCGCAGGCAAGAAGCGCGTTAACCCCTACGCGATTTAGGTGACCTATGAGCGATCGCAGCATGGACAGGTTTGGTTACGCGGACAGGACGATCGCCAACCTGATGAGACCGCCAGAGGAAAAGGCGGAGAAGAGGAACCTTACCACCGCGGAGAAGGCGCAGGCTTTCCTTGAGGAGCAGCTACGCCAGATCACCACCCCAGAGCGGGCACGCAGGCTCTCTATGACGGCCTTTGGCGGCCCCCAGAGTGGTATCCCTGGAGGTATGGGCGCAGTCGACTTCGTGCCGTTCCTAGGCTCTGCTAAGGGGGTTGAGGAGGGTGCTCGCGACGTTAACCAGGCCGCCTATGATCTGGAGTCTGGCCGGTATGGTGACGCCCTCCGCAACTATGGCTCTGCGGTCCTTGGCGTGTTACCGGGTGCTGTAGGGGCCATGAAGGTTGCTCCCGGTCTTGCCAAGGCAATCAAGGCGGCCCCACAGGATGAGGCTCTGAGGCTTGCCCAGTTCCGTGCAGCGTTACCACCGTCGCAGGGTGGGTTAGGGCTTCCGGCAGATAACACGCCAATCGAACGCGCCCAAGCAATGGGGTTTGATTACGCTAGAAGAAGTAGAAATCCAAGTGAACCATTTAATGATGTTAATTACGCAATGTTTGCGGAACACAATGGGGATCCAGACGAGGCATTGGATAGATTGCGTACATTTGGCAAAGGCCAATGGTTAGGAAGAGCCGAAGTCCCGGTTAAAGACATTCAAAAAGACATTGTTCGTTTAATTAAAAGAAGAGGGCTTAACGAACCATATCAAACAACGGCGGCTAACTTGGCAAGAGAAGCCAATCCAACTGACATTGTGAACTCTGGCGGGATGTGGGACGCCCCAGAGATTGCAGAGGCGGTTGTTGAACACGCTAGGGATAAGGGAGTTGGGGGCGTATTCCTAAATGACGGCGCAATTATATGGGATCCCGAGTTAATACGGTCTCGTGAGGCGGCCTTTGATCCTTGGCGTAGAGACGCGGCAACTGCAGCAGCGTTCGGCGTAGCGGCTCCTGATTTGATGGCAAAAGAAAAGACAGAAAAGAAGCCTAAGAAAGATAAGGCTAAAGAAAAGGCCGCGGAGCCCCATATGGCTGATGGCGGTCAGGCAAGGAGTGGCCCGTCGATTGACCAGAAGATGCTTGATGAGGAGCTGCAACAGGTTCGCAACCGAAAGAAGGGTGGTGATCGCAAGGACCTCTCTGGCCTTGATGTAGCCGTAGCCAATCGGTTTGGGTTTGATCCTGAAGTGGAGCGCTTGGGTTTGCTGCCCTATCCGCGTGGGGCCCTGACGAAGGGTAGCAAGGTTGACTGGTCAGATTGGGTCGCGCCTCAGTTCGTATATGACGCGGCCAAGGCGTTCTCCCTGCCTGGCTACGCGGCGCAGGGTGGAGAGTATTCACCCGAGGATGTGGCGAACATGGCCGCAACTATTTCCGGCGGCGGGATGGCGTTTGGGGAAATCCCCGCTGGCGCATTAGGGATGGCGGCCAGATCAGTTCCAGATAAGGCATTGCCGTTAATGTTGCCCAGGGCCAAACCAAAGACCAAGGCTCAGATTGAAGAGCTTGCTAGGCGGGTTTCTGATCAGCAGCTTGGCGTTCACGTTACCCCGCCCAACTCAACAACCAACCTAGCCGGACGATCCAAAAAAGAAAGCAAACGTCTTGAGGCTCTGCCATATACGCTTGATCGTGACCCGTCAATACCAGAGCCAAAAGTCATTGAACCAAAGCTTGGGGATGTTATCGTTGGATTCCCAGGCGATCAAACCGTTTCCAATGCAATATTGAGATCGGTAGGAGACATCAAAAACATTGACTCAAACCAAGAAGGCGGGTCAAGGTTTGCTTTAGGGCATCTGCAACTGCCTGAGGAGGTTAGGCCATTTTGGTCTTCAGGGGCAATTCCGGCTACTAACGTACAAAATAAAGTTGGAAGGATAGCCACACTATTTGATCCGGAGAACATATGGGGCAGCCACCTAGCGATGGGGCCGACATCAAATGACTTTGCAATGCACTTTGCAGACGCAAACTTAAAGTCTATTGACCTTTCTAAAATGACCGTTGATCAGATCAATGAGTTTGACAAAATCATATCTGACGGGTTTATCAAGAAAAACAAAAAGACAGGTAAGGCAGAGGTTTTTGCTTTTCCCGAATGGCCTGGTATTGCAAACCCAGAGGCGGCATATGAGGCAATGCGTCAAAACCCAGAAATGCGAAAGTGGTTTAACAGCAGAGCCAAGGTTCCAAAAATAACTGATTTGCTTAATATGCCGAAGGGGCAGGATATTCAATGGGCCATCACAGAACCAGACCTGAGGAACATGGAAATCAATATCACAGGGCACACAATGGGCCGATTAAAGCCCGGAGCCCCGCTGACTTCAATGGGGCTTCATCAAACATACTCTCATGAAATTCCTTCGGGCGGCGAGGTTGGTAGGCAAAGATATCTGACTCCATTTGTCTTGTCTCATCCTGACTCGGCCCAGCACATAGCATCAACTCAGAGACCAGCAGACTTTACCGGCACCATTCAAAAGGTATTCCCTCATCAAGTCGTCGACCGACAGTTACAGGATGAACTGGGTCAATACTATGAAATGATGAAGCGATTCACTGGAAAGAAGCGCGGTGGTTTGGTCAAGAAAGAATCCGAAGGCGCTCTATCCCTAATTACTGAGTGAGAAGCAATATGGCAACCCAGTTCCCCGTCGATCCGGAGTTCAACCGCTTCATTGAGGGCCAGCAGCAGGAGGAGCCTGAGCCGCTCGCTGATGACCTCTTCTCTGATGACGATACCGACATTGAGGAGCTTCCTGACGGCGGCGCTATCGTCAAGCAGACGACTGAGGGCCCGATGGAGAACGAGGACTTCTATTCCAACCTCGCCGACGACTTCGACGTTGAGATGGATGATGACCTCGGCGGGCTAGCGCTAAGGTATGTCGAGCTTGTTGAGAAGGACAAGCGGGCGCGGCAAAAGCGTGACGAGCAGTATGAGGAGGGGATCCGCCGTACTGGTCTGGGTAACGATGCTCCTGGTGGCGCTAACTTCAGCGGGGCCAGCAAGGTAGTCCACCCGATCATGGCCGAGGCCTGCATTGACTTTGCCGCTCGAGCCGTTAAGGAGCTATTCCCGCCTGACGGTCCGGTTCGCACCAACATCATCGGCGAGGTTGACGACGACAAGACTGCGGCCGCCGATCGCAAGCGTGACTTCATGAACTGGCAGCTTACTGACCAGATTGAGGAGTTCCGCGACGAGCAAGAGCAGATGATGACGCAGCTTCCTCTGGGTGGCTCGCAGTACATGAAGCTCTGGTACGACGAGCGCAAGAAGCGTCCCTGTGCCGAGTTCCTCCCGATTGACAATGTGCTGCTGCCGTTTGCCGCGGTGAACTTCTATACCGCCCAGCGCGTGACCGAGGTGCAGGACATCACGCAGTATGAGTTCGAGCGGCGGGTTGCGTCTGGGTTGTACAAGGACATCGGCTGGCTATCCTCCGCGCACGAGCTGGAAGAGACCAAGGCGCAGAAGGCTACCGACAAGATTGAGGGCCGATCCAAGGGTGAGAATGAAGACGGGATGCGCCGTATATTCCACATATATACCTGGCTCGAGCTAAAGAACGACAAGTACACAAAGGGTGAGTCTGCGCCCTACATCCTCATGATTGACGAGTACAACACCGAGGTCATTGGTCTGTACCGCAACTGGGAGGAGGGCGACGAGGCGATGACCAAGCTTGACTGGATCATCGAGTACAAGTTCATTCCTTGGCGTGGCGCGTATGCGATCGGTCTGCCACACCTCATTGGCGGCCTCTCCGCGGCCCTTACAGGCTCTCTAAGGGCTCTGCTGGACTCTGCCCACATCAACAACGCTGCGACGCTCCTAAAGCTTAAGGGCGCGAAGCTATCGGGTCAGTCTGTGCAGGTTGAGGTGACGCAGGTTGCCGAGATTGAGGCGGCCCCTGGCATTGACGACATCAAGAAGCTTGCGATGCCGATGCCGTTTAACCCTCCCTCGCCGGTGCTGATGGAGTTGCTGGGATGGTTAACGAACGCCGCTAAGGGTGTGGTGACGACGGCCGAGGAGAAGATAGCCGACGTTAACGCTCAGGCTCCGGTTGGCACGACGCAGGCCTTGATTGAGCAGGGTGCCGCGGTCTTCTCATCTATTCACGCTCGTCTTCATGCTAGCCAGAAACGGCTGTTGAAGGTGCTTGGGCGTATCAATCGCTGGTATCTGGAGGATATGCAGCGTGATGAGGTCGTGGAGGGGCTTGAGATTAGCCGTGACGACTTCCTAAAGGTCAGTGATGTGGTCCCGGTGAGTGACCCGCACATCTTCTCTGAGACGCAGCGCATGGCCCAGACGCAGGCTGTGATGGCGATCATGGAGAAGGCGCCTGATTTGTTCAATCGCCAGGCTGTTATTGAGCGGTTTTTGAAGCAGATCAAGGTTCCTAGCATCAATGAGTTGATGATTAAGAACCCTGAGCCGACGCTAACGGATGCCGCCAATGAGAATGTGGCGATGGCAAGCAATCAGATGGCTAAGGCGTTCCCTGAGCAGGACCATTTGGGGCATATTCAGGTGCATTTGGACTTTGCAAAGAACCCTGTTTACGGTTCAAACCCCTTAATTGCGCCTATTTACCTGCCAAAGGTCATAGATCATTTGCGCGAGCACATTGTCTTGTGGTATTTACATCGCATGAGCGGCTATGTTGAGAAAACAACTGGAGAAAGTCCGGAAATTTACGAAAACATGGACAATCCTAGGCCGATGGACAAGATTTTTGGGGCTGTTTCTCAGCACGTCATGCTTGATACGCAAGAAACGCTCGCTGGGATCATGCCTGAGATACAAAAACTCATGCAGATGGCCGAGCAATACAAGCAGAAACCGGAAATGCCGCCTGATGCACAGGTGTTGATGCAAACGAGCATGGCGGAGACGCAGCGCAGAGCACAAAGAGACCAGCAAGAGATGCAGTTGAAGGCCCAAGAGATGCAGGCCGAGGCGTCAATGAAGACCCAGAAGATGCAGGCCGACTATGACCTGACTCAGCAGGAGTTGAAGTTGCGCTACGGCTCTAAGCAGCTTGATAACGACCTCAAGGAGCAGATTGAGGGGGCCAAATTGGAGCGGGATGCCGCGGCATTGAAGATTGACCAGGACAAGGTTGCGATTGAGATGGCTAAGGGTGGTTTAGTTCAACAAGGAGACGGCTATGGCAACGAGTGATCAGGAGCAGCGTGGGGTTAACGTGCCCCAGCACAAGCGGATGGCGATGGGCGAGAAGCTTGACGGCAAGAGTATGAAGGGCGGCGAGAAAGAGCCGGCAAAGGGTGGGCTGCAACAGGCAAAGGAAAAGAAATGAAGTTCGTTTCTGATCTGATTGATTTGATTGATGAGCAGCAAACATTCGTGTCCGAGTCTATGTTGGCGGGCGCGAATTCTTGGGAGGCGTATCAGCGTCTAGTTGGGCAAAACATTGGCCTGCAGATGGCGCTCGATTTTATTAACAACTTGCTTGAGGATGGAGATGCAAACTAACGATCTGGAATGGGCTTTCCCATCGGTAGAACCGGGGGCGCGACCTGCTGGCGGACGGATTCTGGTCCAACTGCGGCGGACGAAGCGTAAGACGGCGGGTGCGGGAATCATTCTCGTAGAGGAGACGAAGGAGACGGAGAAGTGGAACAACATGGTGGCTAAGGTCATCGCGTTGGGCCCCCTAGCCTTCTGCCACCGCGACACGCAGAAACCTTGGCCGGAAGGCGCATGGTGCAACGTGGGCGATTTTGTCCGAGTGCCTAAGTGGGGCGGGGATCGATGGGAGATTCCTGTGCCTGGCGAGGACGGCGAAGACCCGGCCCTTTTTGCCATTTTCAACGATCACGAGGTTATTGCGATCGTTACCGGCAACCCTCTTGATATGAAGGCGTTTGTATGACGGACGAAATTCAAGACATTGTTGACGTGGTGGAGGAAACCGACGGCTCCGTTGTCGCTGAGATTCCCCACGAGAGTGAGCCTCAAGAAGAGCCGTCTTCGGAACTAGCGGAGCAGAACCGCAACCGCCGCAAGGAGAAGAAGGAGCGGTATAAGCGTATCAACGAGGAGAAGGATACGCAGCTTGAGCTTTTGCAGCGCCAGAACCGTGAGCTGCTCGAGCGCCTAACCGCTGTAGAGCGCCGTGGTGTCCAGTCCGAGGTCTCTTCGATGGAGAAGAAGATCCAGGACGAGGAGGAGCGCTACAAGTGGGCCCAGGATCAGATGAAGAAGGCGATGGGTGAGCTTGACGGGGAGACCTTCGTTAGCGCCCAGCAGGTTCAGGCCGACGCCGAGAAGAAGCTTGAGTATTGGCGCTGGAAGAAGCAAAACACCATTGAGCAGGCTGAGGCACCTCCGAAGGCAGATCCAAAGGTTATCAATTACGCAAACCAATGGATGTCAAAGAATAAGTGGTATGACCCTAACGGCAATGATTCGGATAGTGAGATTGCCCGCGTAATTGACGCCCAATTGGTAAAGGAAAACTATGATCCTGCCTCTGCCGAGTATTGGGAAGAATTGGATGCTCGCGTGAAGGAGCGCATTCCGCGTCGCCAGAGCAGGCCTAGGAGCGTCGTAACGGGCTCAGAGAGGGAGACCGCATCCGAGAAGGACGGTAACTCTTTCTACATTAGCCCTGAGCGCGTTAGGGCTATGAAGGAGGCTGGATTTTGGGACGACCCCAAGATGCGGTCAAAGATGATCAAGCGATTTGCAGAGTGGAATCGAAACAATCGGGAAAATGACTAAAAATGGATGCTAGAATTAAGAAACCGTTATCTCTTGGCGGACGCGAAACTCGTGCTAGCGAGGACGCATCAAGGGCTCCTGTAGAGGAGAAGTTCGTCTCAACGCAAGAACGTCGGAAGATGTGGAGCGATGAGTGGACACAAAGTGCGCTGCCAAAAGTGCCTGAGCTTCCGGGATGGCATCTTTGCTGGCTATCGACAACTAACTCTTACGACAGTATTGATAAGCGGATTCGTCTTGGGTACGTTCCTGTTAGGGCAGATGAGTTACCTGGGTTTGAGAATTACCGCGTAAAGGCTGGCGAGCAAATCGGACACGTTGCCTGCAACGAAATGGTTTTATACAAAATCCCTATGGACTTGTATCAAGACATTATGTTGCAAATGCACCATGAGATGCCAAACGACGAGGCGGATAAGATTCGCGTCCAAGTTGAAAATCTTCAGGGTGCTCGTGACAGTTCCGGCAAGAGTCTGGGTCGGGTAGAGGGCGAAGGGTTTGGCGAATTCGACCGAAATGTAAGAACCCCCGTATTTGCGGGATAACTTTTAGGAGTAATGCTATGTCAGCAAATAGTGCTCCGTTCGGCCTGCGTCCGGCGTTCCACCCTTCCGGTCTGGATCGTGCCCAAGCGCTTGCTGGCGGTATTGCCTCGGCTTATAACACCGATATTCTCAAGGGTGCTCCGGTTAAGCAGAACACGAGCGGTAACATCGTTCTGGCTGCTGCATCGGATGCAATTCTCGGCGCATTCTCTGGCGTGGAGTGGACTGATACAACGGGCCGCCGTCGTGTCTCCAACTACTGGCCGGCGAACACTGCCTACCAAACCGGATCCTGTGTCGCCTATTTCTATAGCGATCCCAACATCGTTTACGAAATCCAGACCGATGCAACGATCACTCAGGCCTCTATCGGCGACGAGTACGACTTCTCGGCTAGCACGGGCTTTACGGTCTCTAGCGGTTCCACGACCACTGGACTGTCCACGGCTGGCTTGGGCGTTTCTACCGCTGCTGGCGCTGCCGGAACTGGCGTGATGCGTGTTGTTGATTTGGCTCCCTACACCGACAACGCATGGGGTGATGCGTATGTGGTTGTGCGGGTTCAGATCGCCAAGCACCAGTACGCTTCGATTAACGTGTCGTCGAATGCGGCGTCCACTGCGGCCTACCCGGCTGCGCTGTAATAGGAGGACTGAATCATGGCAGCTCCAATGCGTAGTACTGACTTTCGGAGCATCGTTGAGCCAATTCTCAATGAGTGCTTCGATGGAGTCTATGACCAACGTACCGATGAATGGTCGCGGGTTTTCCGTGAGCAGACCGGTATCCCCCGCAACTACCACGAGGAACCGGTCCTTTACGGTTTCGGCGCGGCTCCACAACTGCCTGACGGGACCCCGGTTTCGTATCAGCAGGGTGGTGTGCTCTTCCTCAAGCGCTATGTGTACAACGTCTATGGCTTGGCGTTTGCACTGACCAAGGTGCTTGTTGAGGACGGCGACCATATCCGTATCGGCCAGGTTTACTCGCGTCACCTTGCTCAGTCTTTGATTGAGACGAAGGAGACTCTGGCTGCAAACGTGCTTAACCGTGCGTTTAACTCCAGCTATCCTGGCGGTGACGGTGTTGCGCTTAACTCCAACTCGCACCCGCTCGTTAGCGGCACCTTCAGCAACCTGTTGACGACCGCGGCAAACCTGTCGCAGACCTCGCTTGAGCAGATGTTGATCCAGATCCGTCAGGCTGTGGACAACAACGGTAAGAAGATTCGTCTGGTCCCACGCCAGTTGGTTGTGGCTCCCGGCAACGTCTTCCAGGCCGAGGTTCTGTTGAAGTCTGTTCTGCGTTCGGGCAGCGCCAACAACGACATCAACCCGGTCAAGTCGATTGGGCTGTTGGACGAAGGCGCGGCTGTTCTCTCGCGTTTGACCTCCGCCACTGCATGGTGGGTTCAGACCGACGCTCCAGAGGGCATGAAGCTCCTGATGCGCCGCAAGCTTGAGAAGACGATGGAAGGCGACTTTGAAACCGACTCAATGCGCTACAAGGCAACTGAGCGTTACGACCTCGGATTCACGGACCCAAGGGCGATGTACGGAACTCCAGGTGTTTGACGACACGGGGGGCTAATCACCCCCCTCTTTGAATTTACTGGTCAAGCTTTTCAAGGAGAAGACCATGCCGCAGTTCAGCGAAGATTTGTTTCTCGGTCCGGCCCAAACCTTTATGGGCACCGGTAACCGTCCATATACCACCACCGCGATTGGCGGCACGGGTGGCTCCTCTTCCTCCACCTTGACCATCACATCGATCGGTTTTGGTGCTCCTATTGTGCTTGGGATGTACGTTGACGGCACGAGCGTGACCGACGGCACCTACATCACAGCGTTTGGCACGGGTACCGGCGGCGCTGGCACCTATACCCTTAACCAGGCGATCAACATTGCCAACACGACGGCATTAACGCTGCACGGTAATATTCCGTTTGATGATCCTAGCCAAATGGATCTGGGCGTTGGTCCTCTTGGCCGTATCTATGTCTGGGATGTCATTCCACAGGCTGCGGTAACCAACAACATCGCCGCGTCTCAAACGGCTGCCGGCTCTGGTGCTGTGACGTTGACTGCGGGCACCTCGGCAAAGTCGGTGGTTCGCAACGATGGCACGACGGTCATTCAGTTGGATCTGCCTCGTGCGGTGAAGGTGAACTGCTCGACGACGGCTCGTGCGTTTACGGTTAGCGGTTATGACTACTACGGCCAGCCGATGACGGAGACGATTACGGTTTCTGTTGCAGGTACCGCGGTGACTGGCAAGAAGGCCTTCTATCAGGTCTCTGGCGCAACGATCGCTGGCTCCGCTACCTCAGTCGTGATCGGCACTAGCGACGTGCTTGGTATCCCGGTGCGCGTGGTTAACGTGGCTTATGTGGCGAGCGTTAAGAGCAACAGCACTCTGGCTCAGGATGCTGGTACGTTCGTCGCGGCGGATACGGCTACGGCCACCGCAACCACTGGCGACGTTCGCGGCACCTACACCCCCGCAACAGCATCGGACGGCATTGTTCGTACCGTGATGGGCATCCTGCTGCCGGCTATTGCGGTCGGCCCCAATGCAACCCGTGTCGGCGCTCTGGGCGTCACCCAGGCATAAGGAGTAAAGAATCATGGGTCAGTTTAAGCCAATGATCAAGATGGAGACCACCGAGCCAACCGTAGAGTTGAAGCTCAAGAAGGGTGGCGCGGTCAAGAAGATGGCCCGCGGTGGTGCTCCGATGGGTGCAATGGTCGGCGCTCCTAAGGGTGGCGTGATGGCTGGCGCGGCTCCGAAGATGCCTGCTCTTGCAGCTCGTCGTCGTGCGATGAAGGCTATGGGTGCTGCTCCGGCGGCTCCTATTGGGCCTGCTGCGGCGATGATGGGCATGAAGAAGGGCGGCAAGGCTGACATGGCGCAGGACAAGGCCATGCTCAAGAAGGCCTTTATGCAGCACGATACGCAAGAGCACAAGGGCGGCAAGGGTACCAAACTCAAGCTGAAGTCTGGCGGCATGGCCGGAAAGATGGAGCGGTTTGAGACCAAGACCACGATTGAGGGCAACGAGGGCCAGTTTAAGAAAACGAAAATGCACGAGGCCAAACCGGATCGCGTGAAGGGTCCCACCGGCATGATCAAGGAGAAGAATGCTGGCGGTTACAAGACTGGCGGCGTTGTGAAGGGCGCGGGTGGTTTTAAGACTGGCGGCGTTGTTGAGGGTCAGGGCGGTTTCCGCAAAGGCGGTGCCATAAAAAAGTTTGCTGAGGGCGGCCGCGTACAGCACGACGGCGGTCCGGAGCAGATGAAGCAGGGCAAGAAGAAGCCTGCCGGTCCCGTTTCTATCAACAGCCTCGCTGGCACCTATAAGAAGGGTGGCGCGGTGATGATGGCTACTGGTGGTTCGGCCGTTAAACCTCCCGTTCAACCTACCGCGGAGGGACACGCTAGGGCGGCGCTTTCGGCCTCTTTGGCGGCGAGTCAAAAACACTCTCAAATGCGGTCTCAGCAAGAAGCAAACCGGGTGGCGTCAAAAAATGCCCGCGCCGAACTGAGCGCATCTTGGTCTACCGAGGTTCTTCGGGAATCTATAGCTGCCGCCAAAAGAAGCTCCGCGGCTAAAGATTTGGGGCCCTTTGTAGTGTCTTCTGCCCCCCCTAAAAAGGCAGCCTCTGTTCCCCCTCAACGAGCAGAGATTCAATGGACAGGGCCGACGGGGCAGGGAACCATTAATGAAGATGGTTCTTATGGCGGTAGAAACCCTAACATTCGTGTAAGCCAGACTCCTGCTCCTACAAGGCCGCCTCGCCCGCAACCTATTCCTATTCCTTCTGAGGATTTGGGGGCGAGACCTCTGCCTGTTCCTGTGCCTCGCGTGGAAAATTCGGATTATCGTCGAGGCGGTCGCGTTAAGCGTTAACGGAGATTGGTATGGGCGTTTATTCTTCTGCTACCCGGCAGGGCGCGTATGAGCCGTTTGAGCTGCAGGTTGCTCGTGGTCAAATACAGGCGCATTCTGTTGTAACTGTTTCTGGCTACAACTCTGATGTTGATACTGCATGGGAAATGATTACTCCTATTGGAGATTTATCATATCCAGCCTCCGCTTTGCAGATGACTGTGAGTTCATCTAGTGCCAGCGACACATCGGCAGGCACTGGCGCACGAACTGTATTGATTACCGGGTTGGATGCCAACTACGCGGTTATCAGTGAGACGGTGACGATGAATGGTCAAACCGCTGTCACAACCACAAACTCATTCTTGCGCGTCAACGCTATGTTGGTGACAACCGCGGGCACGGGCCTTGCAAACGCAGGAATTATTTACATTGGCTCAGGCACTGTAACTTCTGGCGTTCCAGCAACCATTTATAATTTGATTTCTTCTGGTTATAACAATGCAACTTCGAGCCAATACACAATCCCTGCTGGCTATACTGGATACTTGGTAATTGCTCGAATTGGCTTGGCTCAAGATACTGGAACCAGTTTAATTACTGCAAGAACCCGTTTTGTTGGAACAAATGGAATTGCCATCACCGGCCCATTGATTGTTACCAATAACAACATCTCTACCCAACCATTTCCCTATCCCATTTCAATTGCTGAAAAGACTCGCATTCAAGGCGAAGCAATTGGCGGTGCGGCAAATAATGAAGCAGCCGGGTTCTTCCAGTTAATTCTCATTAAGAATGCGGACTAATTATGCCCACCAAGTCTCCTGCCCAAGAGCGGTTAATGCAGGCGGTCGCGCACAACCCTAAGTTTGCAAAGAAGGTTGGCATCCCGACGAAGGTTGGCAAGGAGTTTACGGCTAAAGAGGGCGGTCTCTACGCGAATATTCACGCAAAGCAGGAGCGTATTGCTCACGGTAGCGGCGAGAAGATGCGTAAACCTGGCTCTCCAGGTGCACCAAAAGCGCAGGCGTTCAAGGAATCTGCGAAGACTGCGAAGATGAAGGAAGGTGGACCTAGCCTGGCTATAGGGCGCGGAGAAAAGCTCCCAGCAAGCCAAGGAGCGGGTTTAACGGCCAAGGGTAGGGCTAAGTACAACCGCGAGACGGGAAGCGATCTGAAGCCTCCCCAGCCGGGCGGAGGGGCAAGGCGTGATTCGTTTTGCGCCCGCATGGGTCCGGTTGCTGAGAAGAGTGAGAAGGGTAGTCGTGCTAGGGCCTCGATGAAGCGTTGGGGCTGTCCGTCATGGTAGTCGGTCGTGGTGTGTAAATAATTTGTTTGCTTCTTTTTTGTAAGCTGCATAAGCCTCTTCGGCAGAATCAAAGAATCCGATTGTTGTTCTTTCCCTGTTGTGGCAAATTCTTGACATCCACTTGTTTACTTGTTTGTGCCAAGTGACCCCTCGGTAGCCTGAAGAGCTGTTTTTAGGGGCCGGTCTGTTTTGTTGATTTTGGTTTGCTGTCACAAGGCGCAGGTTTTCAAGCCGATTGTCAATTCTATTTCCGTTGATGTGGTCAAGATAAAAGCCTTCTGGAATGTGCCCAAACATATAAACCCAGATAATTCTGTGTAACTTATGCGTTTGAGAGTTAAAGCTCATCACTTTGTACCCAGACGGATGTAGACACCCTGCTATTCTCCCTTTGAGCACGTTTGATCGACCTTCTTTCCAAGTTACAATACCCGCAATGGGATCATACTCAAGCATTGATCGTAGTTCAGACTGGCTTGGCAACATGACGCTTCCGTTTTGGTGCACTAAAAGCCGTAGGTTACCACAATTTTGGGAATGGTAAATGGCGTACAGCGGAACGGTCGGTCAGACGGTTATCAATGTCCAGAAGGTTATTGATCATGCCGCTCGTCGTGCAGGAAAACTTGCGGAAGAGTTAACCGTTGAGCAGGTAAACTCTGCCCGTGAGTCTCTGTATTTCGTCTTATCGCACCTGATCAACACCGGAGTTGACTACTGGGCGATTGAAAAGAAGGTGTTTGGCCTTCTTCCAGACAAGCAGGTCTATGATATGCCTGCGGGGTTCAACGATACCCTAAACGTCTTGTATCGGCGCATGAACCGCCCCTCTGGAGCCTACTCCTCAAGCTCTGGGATCGCAATAAACGCCTTTGACGGCAACATCGACACTGTTTGCACACAGACTTCTCCGAATGGAAACATATCAATTTATTACAATTCCCCGGTCTATGTCGGGTCAATCGGAGTATTACCGGGAGTTTCTGGAAACATCACGGTTGTATTTGAGTATTCCACCGACGGAATTACATGGAATGCGCTCTACTCCCCGGGGCAAACGACGTGGGCTGACAAAGAATGGCTCTGGTACGACATTGAGACGGGTCAAAACGTCCAGTATTACCGGATGCGAGCCATTAACGGAAGCACGATAGCCGTTAGGGAGTTGTATTTTGGCAACAACTCGACAGAAATCACGATGGCTAGCCTTAATCGTGATGACTACACGAACCTGCCGAACAAAAACTTTACTGCAAACCAGCCGTTTCAGTATTGGCTAAACCGCACGATCCCGTATTCGCAGATTAACCTGTGGCCGGTACCGAGTGATGCGTTTGTGCAGATGGTTGTCTGGTACTCGCGTCAGGTTATGGACGTGGGTGCGCTTACGGATGAGCTAGAGATACCCCAGCGCTGGTATATGGCGATTGTGAATATGCTGGCGCATCAGATGGCGATGGAGTTGCCGGGTGTTGAGCCTGCTCGTATTCAGTATCTTGAGGCTCAGGCGCAGTCTACGTTTAACCTTGCAGAGCAGGAGGAGCGTGGTCGAGGTCCAATTTACTTTGCTCCGAATATTGCGCCCTATAACAGGTGATGTATGCCTGTTTTCCTTGATACGACGGGGCTCTCAGATTTAGCAATTGCAATCTGTGACCGGTGCCGCATGAAGAGGCCGCACGCGGCAATGCGAACTGATCCAAACTTTCCAGGTCTGCAGGTCTGCGATCAGGGTTGCGCGGATAACTTTGATCCGTATCGACTCGCTGCACGCAAGACAGAAAAGATTACAATACGCTTTCCGCGCCCTGACGAGAGTGTTGCAGTTGAGGATAACAACCTCACGACTGGCGGAGATAATAATTTTGTATTGTCGCCAGAGCAAAATACTCAGACGCCAGAGAATAACGGCAACCTGGATAGTATCGAGATATAGATGGCAAATGTAACTATTACCCAGCTTCCAGCGGCCCAACCCCTAACCGGCACGGAGCTGGTCCCTGTCGTCCAGAACGGGCAGACGGTTCGCACGACTACTGGTGCTATCGGTGGCGGCGGTGGCGGTAGCGGGTCTGTTACATCTGTCAACGTCTCTGGTGGCACTACGGGTTTGACGACGACTGGCGGGCCGATTACTACCTCTGGGACTATCACACTAGGTGGGACACTTGCGGTTGGGAGTGGCGGCACCGGCGGGACTACTGCGGCTACCGCTCGAGTAAACCTGCTGCCAAGTTACGCAGGAAATGAATCGTATGTGCTGCGGGTAAACCCTACCGCTACGGATGTTGAGTGGTCTGCTGCTGGGAGTGGCGGTGGGGTTGTCAGCGTAACTGGAACCGCAAACGAGATCAATTCGACCGGCGGCATCACTCCGGTTCTTTCGTTGCCAAACTCCCTCACCTTCACAGGGAAAACCATTACTGGCGGGGCGTTTTCTGGCGGCACGATTGACAACACCTCTATTGGCTCCACGACACCTGCGGCGGGTAGGTTTTCAACAATAAGCGCCCCCACCGGAACCATTGTTGCAACCCCGACCAGCAACAACGATATTGTTAACAAGGCCTATGCTGATGCGGTCTCATCCGGGCTGTCTTTTCACCAAAATTGTAACCTTGCGACCGCCGACTTTTTGCCGGATTGCACATATAACAACGGATCTTCTGGAGTCGGCGCAACCCTGACCGCTATCTCAAATGGTGCGCTTTTAGTTGACTCGGTTAACGTCGCTGCTGGCAACCGCGTGCTAGTCAAGAACCAGTCTAATCAGGCGCAAAACGGCATCTATACGGTTACCCAGGCTGGCGACGTATTAAATCCGTTCGTTTTGACTCGAGCGACGGACTACAACACGCCTGGCACGACCTACCTTAATGTTGATTCTGGCGACTTCACCCTTATCCTGACTGGCGCTACGAATGCAAATACTTCGTGGGTTCAGACAGCTCTACAGCCAATTACGATTGGCACTACCAGCCTTGTCTTTGTTCAGTTTGGCTCGGGGTCTGCTGTCTACTCAAACGGCACCGGCCTAAGCCTATCCGGCACAAATCAATTTAGCATTACGAATACAGGCGTGACCTCTGGGACCTACGGCTCTGCCACTCAGGTACCTCAGATTGCCGTAAACGCTCAGGGTCAGATTACTGGGGCCATTAACACCGCGATTGCGATTAACGGCAACCAGGTTACTACTGGGACTGTTGCGATTTCTCAGGGTGGCACCGGTCAGTCAAGCGCGGCCAACGCTATCAACGCCCTGCTGCCGTCCCAAACCTCAAACAACGGCAAGTTTTTAACCACTAACGGCACGAGCGCCTCTTGGGGTTCGGCTGGGACTGTGACGTCGGTTTCTGTCGTCTCTGCGAACGGGTTTGCTGGCACTGTGGCGACCGCCTCAACAACGCCTGCTCTTACCCTTTCCACTACGATAACAGGGCTTCTTAAGGGCAACGGAACATCAATTAGTGCGGCGACGGCGAATACAGATTATCAGTCTCCGTTCTCACTGACTACAACCGGAACGAGCGGCGCGGCTACATTTAACGGCACCGTGCTAAACATTCCAAACTATGCGACGGGCGGGTCTCCTGGTGGGTCAAACACTCAGATCCAATTTAACAATAGCGGTGCGTTTGGCGGCTCTGCTAATTTGACCTGGAACGGCAGCAGCATTCAGGTTGGTGGACAGGGATCGGTTAGGTTTGGCGACCTTGACAATAGCAACTGGGTGGCGTTTAGGGCGCCTTCGGTTGTGGGGACAAATGTAACCTGGACCCTTCCCTCGGCTGGGGGAACGGCCGGTCAACTTCTGTCAACGGATGCCTCAAATAATTTGTCGTGGGTTACGGCGACCGGAACTGGAACCGTTACAAGCGTTGGTCAGACATTTACCGGGGGCATCGTTTCTGTTGCCGGTTCTCCTGTTACAACAACTGGCTCGTTTGATTTGACTGTTGCTGGGACTAGCGGCGGCATAGTTTATTTCTCGTCGGGCACCACTTGGGCATCTTCTGGCGCGCTTGCATCTAATGCTCTGGTTGTTGGTGGCGGTGCTGGCGCGGCTCCTTCAACGGTTACGACTGGCACTGGAGTTGTTACCGCTCTTGGTGTGAACACTGGTTCTGCTGGCGCGTTCGTTGTTAATGGTGGGGCGCTCGGAACGCCAAGCTCTGGGACGTTAACCAATGCGACGGGACTTCCTGTCTCTACGGGTGTTTCTGGCCTAGGAACCGGGGTTGCGGCTGCCCTGGGTACAAATACAGGCACAGCGGGATCGGTAGTTGTTAACGGTGGGGCTCTTGGGACTCCATCAAGCGGGACCGTTACAAATCTCACCGGCACCGCATCAATCAACATCAACGGTACTGTTGGCGATACGACTCCGACGACTGGGGTGTTTACTACTGCCACGGCTAGAGCGGCGGCAACGCAAGACTCTGTAATCCTGCAAGGTCGAGCTGGCGGCACCTCTAGCTATGGCGTAACACTCACCCCAACAACACTTACTGCCAGTCGCACACTGACCCTTCCTGATGCCTCTGGAACGGTTTTGTATAGCGGTGGCCCTCTTGGCACCCCCTCTAGCGGCACTCTAACCAGCGCCACCGGGTTGCCTTTAACGACTGGCGTTACCGGGGTTCTTCCTGTTGCAAACGGCGGTACTAACGCAAGCGCTGCCGGTATCACCGCATTCAATAACATTACGGGCTACACGGCATCCGGCGCTACTGGAACGACCAGTACCAATTTGGTGTTTTCAACAACGCCAACGCTCACAAACCCGACTGTTACGAACTACACCGAAAGCGTTGTGGCTATCGGCACGGTAACAACTACAAACACCATATCGTTAACTAGCGGCACGGTTCAAACAGCTACGTTAACAGCCTCAACTGCTTGTACATTCACAATGCCCACTGCAACCGCTGGTAAGTCATTCGTTCTGTTACTTAAACAAGCCGCATCTACGGGTAACGGTAGCGCAACATTTACTGGGGTCAAATGGGGTTCTGCTGGCGCTCCGACAATTACGGCAACGGCAGGAAAAATGGACATACTGTCTTTTATTGCTGATGGTACAAACTGGTATGGCTCCATTACTCAAGGGTACACGCCATAATGTTTGCCGCCCTCAATAATTTTTTAACACTGCAAGCCTCTGCGGCTGGGCCAACTTCAATTGAGTATTTGGTTGTTGCCGGTGGTGGCGGCGGCGGATCTGATACAAACGGTGGCGCGGGGGGCGGCGGCGCTGGTGGATTGCTTACCAACGTCGGAGGCTCGGCCTATTCTGTTGTAGCCGCAACGTCATACACGGTTACGGTTGGCGCTGGTGGTGCTGGTGGTGCGGCATCAGCAGATAGCACTGCACAGGGTTCTGTTGGTAGCGTTTCATCATGGAACACAACTGCTGTTGGTGGTGGTGCAAAAATTGAATCCACTGGTGGGGGTGGTGGAGTTGCTTGGAGGACTGGGGCTAACACCAATAAAAACGGTGGGTCTGGAGCAGGCGGCGCGCAATCTAGTGATGTAAATTTTCGCAACGCTGGTACTGGAACTTCTGGTCAAGGTTCAGACGGAGGGGCTGGAGCTACTTCTAATGGTTCTGGCGGAGGTGGCGGCGCTGGAGGAATTGGAACTGCGGCTACAATTTCGGCATCTGGAAATGGGGGAAGCGGTTCTACGAGTAGCATTACCGGATCTTCTGTTTATTACGCTTACGGCGGTGGCGGTGGCGGTTATTCAACAGCAACTCCCGGAAATGGTGGAACAGGAGCTACAGGAACGGCTGGCAAAGGCGGCGCTTCGGGATCCCCAAATATTGCTGCTGTATCCGCTGATGCAAACACTGGCGGGGGCGGCGGGGGCGGCGGGAACCTAAGCGCGACAACCCCAAAATATTCTGGCGGGGCAGGAGGAAAAGGCGTTGTTATTATTCGTTACCCGGACACTTTCAGCGCAGCATCAGCAACAACCGGAAGCCCGACTATTACTGTAACCGGCGGGTATCGAATCTACAAGTTTACCGACACCGGCTCTATTACATTCTGAGAAATTAAATGGCTTACTTTGCAAAACTTGATGAAAACAATGTTGTGCTTGAAGTTCTCGCCGTTAACAATAATGAGCTATTGCAAGACGGTGTTGAATCTGAGGCAAAAGGGATTCAGTTTCTTGTAGACTGGTCTGGCGGGTACACCCACTGGAAACAAACCAGTTACAACCGAAGAATCCGTAAACATTACGCTGCTATTGGTTTTACCTACGACGCTCAACGTGATGCATTCATTCCTCCGCAGCCGTTTCCATCGTGGGTTTTGAACGAAGAAAATTGCCTGTGGGAAGCACCAACGCCGATGCCTGACGATGGTCAGCGGTATCAATGGGACGAGGCAACAACTTCTTGGTCGTTAGTGAAATAAAAAATGAACACCCAGCGCAACCAGATGCTCAAGGACGCCGACTGGACTCAGGTAGCAGACGCTCCGGTTGACAAAACAAAGTGGGCGACCTACCGCCAGGCTCTACGAGACATCACAACTCAGGCGGATCCCTTTAATATTATTTGGCCGGCGGTGTAAACATGGCACAGGCAACCTTCACCCCTATCCAGCTCTATTACAGCGCCAACACCGGAGCCACGCCATCAACTTCAAACCTGGCGGCGGGTGAGCTTGCGATTAACACTGCAGACGGGAAGCTTTTCTATAAGGACAGCACCGGCAACCTGCAGACGATCGCAACAAAGGCAGCCGCGACAAACCCACTCCCGGTAAATACGGGCGGGACGGGCATCCAGACGCTCACACAGGGCGGTATTGCATACGGTGGGGCTACGACCTACGCCTTTACTGCAACCGGCACAGCGGGCGATCTATTGAGTTCTAACGGTACCGGGGCCCCGACCTGGGTTACGCCGACAAATTCAAACACGGCCTCGGCGATCGTTAAGCGCGATGCGTCGGGTAACTTTGCCGCCGGAACCATCACCGCCTCGCTTACCGGGACCGCCAGCACCGCGACCAACTTGGCAAACGGCGCGGCAGGCTCTATCCCCTATCAATCGGGCTCTGGCACTACTGCGTTCTTGGCCTCGTCGACTAGCGGGAACGTCCTCACGATGTCTCCTGGCGGCCTTCCAACATGGGCCCCTGCAGGTACGTCAACCCTAGCATCAAACTTGGCTGGCGGTACGGCTGGGGCCCTTGCGTACCAGTCTGCTGTTAACACAACCTCTTTCTTGGCGGCGGGGACTAGCGGACAGGTTCTAACGCTAACCTCAAGCCAGCTCCCCGCCTGGGGTACGTTAAATTTCCCATCATCCGTTGCCAATATTACGGGTGGCGCTGCGGGTTCCTTGCCGTATCAATCAGCCTCAAGCACCACGGCATTCCTTTCTGCAGGTAGTTCTGGACAAGTGCTTGCATTAACGTCGGCGCAACTTCCCGCCTGGACAACCTTGGGCGCGGTTACTTCTGTTGCCAATCTCTCTGGCGGCGCAATCAACAAGATCCCTTACCAGAGCGCGGCTAGCACGACGACCTTCATTGACGCCCCAACCGCCTCTAGTTATCTCAAGTACACCGGCAGCGCGTTTGCTTGGGCCAATCCGGTAACGACGGTCTCTGCTGGAACCGGGATGTCCTTTACTGACATTACAAACACCGGCAGCGTGGCGATAGACACCACAGTCGTCCCGAGGTTTGCGAATGCAGGCACTTTTACGGCCACTCAGACATTTGCCGGGTCAAGTAGCTCGGCCTCTCTTGCGTTGAAGAATGCCCTCGAGACCTGCACCGTTACCGGCTCCGCTGCATCTGGCGCACTCAACATTGACGTCTCCACGCAGTCGGTGATCTTCTATAACACGGCGACTACCAGCCCTTGGTCGCTTAACTTCCGTGCAAGTAGCGGGACCCCCCTGAGTTCTTTCATGAGTCAGGGTCAGTCGGTAACGGTTGCTGTTCTTGCCCAGATTGGTGCGGTAACCACTGCATATAACAGCGCATTGACGGTTGGCGGGTCAGCGGTGACGATTGACGGTGTGGCTCCTGCTGCACTGAGGTGGCAGGGTGGAACTGCTCCCACATCGGGCAATTCGAACAGCGTCGACGTCTACACCTACACCATCATCCGCACCGGTCTGTCCTCGTATACGGTGCTGGCTTCCCAAACAAAGTTCGCCTAATCATGCCAACACTTGCAACGCTCGGTGCCGCCTCTGCTCGAGGATTCGGTGACTTTTATACAGTAACCAGCATACCTAACGGCGGCTGGATGGCGAAGATTGGTGCGTATACAAGGTTCATGACAATCGACGCCGCCAACAACCTTTATGTCGGCAACACTGTGGGCCTGATATTAAAAGTCGCCCCGGCCGGCACGCTGACCTGGCAGACATCAGTTAACCAATCTGGAAGTTCTATAAACGTAAACGGGCTGCAGTTCTTAAACTCAAATTTAATTGGAATTGCCGGCAACTCGGGAGGGGGCGCACCCGTCACCTTAAAAGCCTCAATCACTTTGTTAGATACTAGCGGCAATATTTTTTCTTCCCGTTACGTATCAAACACCGGAAATTTTGCTTTCAACAGCATGGTCACATCCGACAATGGAAGTTTGTATCTTGGCGGGATTGTTCTTTCTGGCGTCACGGGGTTGTTCAAATACTATGGAAACTCAATAGTAACTAAGAAATTTTACAGCAACGCATCTACGTCTTTGACTTTTATTGGCGGCGGCAGCAATGACACTGCGTATCTAGGCGACCTTAGTAACGGGATCGCCACAAGCATTACAAAGGTCGACTCAAATATTTCTGTGCTTTGGAGCTTCAAAAATAGCACCTTTAACAAAGTTAGCCAAGTTGTAGAGTCAAACGGATTTATTTATGCCGTCGGCGCGTCTTCTATCGTCAAACTAAACGCTTCAACTGGCGCATTTGTATGGGCAAACACTTTGAGTTCGTCGCAATTAACCTGCCTTGCCATTGATAGTTCAAATAATATTTACGTTGGCGGATATAACTCAAGCGCCAAAACTGGAATTTTGTTCAAAGTAAGCAGCGGCGGAACGCTCTCTTGGCAAAGAAATTTTGTCATGAGCCCCATAGACGCCTCTTTGTTCACCATAGTCTCGGCGGTTACCGTTAACAACACGAATAACTCTGTTTGCGTCCTAATCTCTACACCATTTAACGTATCTCCCATATCAATTTTGTTTTCTGTACCTCAAGACGGCACTCTAACCGGAACCTATACTGCGGGGGGTGGCACGCTTGTTTACGCTGTTAATTCGGGCTCGTTTTCCTCAGTAAGCTACACGTTCACCACTACATCACCTTCGTTTGGTTCGCCGTCTTATATTGACTCCGCGCTATCTCTTTCTTCAACTGCAGCGTCAACTAGTTATGACCTTATCTCAATTCCCTAATGGAGTCACATCATGAGCAAGAAATGGATTCAGGAGGCTATTAAAAAGCCTGGCGCACTGCGAGAGGAACTCGGTGTCAAAGAGGGTAAGAAGATCCCGATGAAGAAGCTAGATAAAGCCGCTCACGCCTCTGGTAAACTTGGGCAGCGCGCACGACTAGCTAAAACCCTCCGAGGCTTTGACTGACATGAATGAAATCCAGATGGGGTTCAACATTCTCGTTGGCCTGGTCGCCTTCTTTGGTGGCTGGATCTTGAACAATATCTCCAAGACGCTTGACCGGTTAGATCAAGACGTTCGGAATATGCCCAAGACCTATGTCATTAAAGAGGACTACCGCCGAGATATTGACGAACTGAAGTCCATCTGCCATCAAATTTTTGATCGTCTTGAGAGCAAGGCGGACAAGTAAAGAGGAGGCTAGATCATGGCCGACTTTGACGCTGCATTTGAGAAGATGATCGTTGACGAGGGGGGCTACGTCCTCCACGCTGTTCCCGGTGACACGGGTGGGATGACCTATGCTGGAATTGCTAGAAATAAATACCCCCACTGGCCGGGGTGGAATCTTATTGACCACGAAGAAAAGGGCCCTCTCCTTACTGAGATGGTGCGTAAGTTTTATAAGGCTGAGTTTTGGGACCGTATCCGAGGGGATGAGATTGCGAGCCAGCCTATTGCGGAGTCAATCTTCAACTTCGGCGTCAACACCGGAATCAACGTCGCGGTAAAGCTGGCGCAGTTAATCGTCGGCGTGACCCCTGATGGCGCTGTTGGCCCGAAGACGGTTGAGAAGTTTAATTCTGTTGAGGCGGACTCGTTCAAGAAGGCCTATGCGTTAGCCAAGATCGCCCGCTACGCCGACATCTGCAATAAGAACAAGGCCCAGTCTAAATTTTTGCTTGGCTGGATCAACAGAACGCTGAGGGGCCTAAAGTAATGGACTTGCTTGGTATAGGCGCAATTATTGAGGGCGTTGGCAAGGTTGCGGGCGACCTTGTAACGACAGACAAAGAAAGGCTTGAGATTGGTCTAAAGGGCCGAGAGCTTGACCTAGAAGAGAAGCGGATTGAGCAGGCGACGGACCTCGCTCAGGTTGAAGTTAACAAGATTGAGGCGAACAACCCCAACGTATTTGTAAGCGGATGGCGTCCTGCTGTTGGCTGGGTTGGCGTGCTGGGGTTGGCTTATCAGTTCATTGGCTACCCGCTACTGCAGTGGTGCTGGGTCTTTGGGCAGGGAATAGACTGGATACCGAAGGGATTGGCCGCGCCACCGAACTTAGAGGTTGAGCAGCTCATGACGCTACTGGCCGGGTTGCTTGGGTTTGGTGGCATGAGGTCGTTTGAGAAGACTAAGGGCGTAGCCGCAAAGTAAGGAAAGATCATGGCAGCGGTAATGACCTACTCGAGCCTGGTTGATGACATCTCTACCTACCTAGAGCGCACCGACACGGCCACGATTGAGAAGATCCCGACCATCATCATGCTGGCGGAGCAGGTGATCGCGGCCGAGTTGCAGTTTTTGGGCAACTTGACGGTGGCGACCAGCACGATGACACCCAACGAGCCGACGATCGTAAAGCCCGCTCGCTGGCGCAAGACCGTCTCCATGAACCTAACCAGCAACGGCGTTCGGGAGCCGATCCTGCTGCGAAAGTACGAGTATCTACGCAACTACTGGCCTGACCCGCTGCAGACGGATACCCCAGTGTTTTACTCGGATTATGACTACACGCACTGGTTTGTGGTTCCCACACCAGACCTCGCCTATAACTACGAGGTTCTGTATTACGAGAGACCGCAGCCGCTTGACATCAATAACCAAACGAACTGGTTCACGCAGTACGCTCCGCAGGCGATGTTGTACGGCAGCCTCTTGCAAGCCATGCCATTCCTTAAGAACGACGAGCGCACCCCGCTTTGGCAGGCCCAGTACGACAAGATTATTGCCACACTCAAGACCGAGGACGTGGCGCGAATTGGTGACCGTCAGACAGTAGTGAGGGATTCATAATGAGCTTTATTAGCCCCTTCACCGGCGACGTAATTCAGCCGACCGACGTCTCCTATCGCAGCGTCTCTCTAACGGCCAACACGACGCTTGCGTGGCCTGTTAATGGTAACGCTACAGGCAACGTCGTCGCTCGCATCATGGACGTTACAGCGTCTTCCGCGGGCCTTAATCTGACGCTTCCACCGGCTACCCAGGCATCGGTTGGTTCAGACAGCCTAATCCGTAACGTCGGCAGCAACTCCTTTAACGTCCTAGACAACGCTGGGGGTGCGGTTGCCACGATCGCCGCTGGTCAGGCTCGTTACATCTACATCACGACAAACGCTACTGATGCCGGGACGTGGGGCTCGATTGCGTTTGGTGCGGGTGCCTCTAACGCTGACGCGGCTACGCTTGCTGGGTACGGATTAAGGGCGATTACTACGACGCTCAACACCGCGCACCAGGTCAACACGTTCTCTAATGCGTATACGGCGGTTGCTGCGGACAGGGCGGATACCTTTGTCTGGACGGGCGGCTCGGATACCCTGACGCTTACCTCTGCCGTTACGCTTGGCAACGACTGGTTTATCTTGTTGCGTAACGGTGGCAGCGGAAATCTTGCCGTCGTACCAAGCTCGGGTCAGTTGATTGACGGCTCCGCTTCTATTTCTTTGGCTCCCAGTGATTCGTGCATGATTTGCTGCTCTGGGGCCGCTTTTTATACCGTTGGGCTGGGGAGAAGCACCCAGTTTAACTTTACTCAGTTAACGAAGGCCGTATCTGCGGGGACGTATACCCTGACGGCTACTGAGGCTGCCAACGTCATCCAGAAGTACACCGGGACGATTGTGAGCCCTGTGACGGTGGTGGTGCCGCAGACGATTCAGGTCTACTACATCACTAACCAGGCGAGCAGTTCAATCACCTTCACGACGGGTGCTGCGGGTGCTGCGACTGTCTCGGTGCCGGGTAGTCAGCAGGTGATCTTGCTCTGTGACTCGGTGAACCTGTTTAACGCCTCCACGATCGCGGTTGGTGGGTCTTCCTTGTCCTTGGTGAGTGGAACGGTTGGGTCTCCCTCTTTGTCCTTCTTGTCTGAGGCCTCGACCGGAATGTATTACGTCGGGACCGGGGAGGTTGGGCTGGCGATCCTCGGCGTCAAGCGTTTTGGCCTCACCGCTACCGGACTGACGATTAGTGGAACCGGCACATTCACGGGCGGGGTATCTGGCGGGGTATTCTGAGATGACTAAGAAGGTTTTTTCTCTAGATACTCAGGCGGGTGTACAACGCGACGGTACGCTGTTTGACAAGAACTTCTATAACGACGGGCGTTGGGTAAGGTTTCAGCGTGGCAGGCCTCGTAAGATCGGCGGCTACCGGATGCTCTCTGACCAGCTCACGGGTCCATCTCGAGGGATGTGGACTAACGCTGCGAATGGCGTCAACCAGATTTTCTCGGGCTACAGCGGCGGCCTGCAGGAGCTCGTGATTGACAACAACGGCAACGGTCAGGGTATCCAGAACTTTACCCTCTCAAACTTTGAGGCGAACGCAAACAATCTTTGGCAGTTTGACGGGTTTTATGACGTCGGCGGTAACGGCGTTGGCTCAATCGTTGCTCATCCAGGTAAAAACCTTGCGGCGATTGATAACTCGGTTAACACGCCGGTGCTTATTGGAGACATCAACGGCTCCACGATGTCTAAGGTTGGGGTGTTTACCAACTCGCTTACGGGGAACAACACGCTAATTGCCACAATTCCTGCGGCGAACCCGTTGATTGGCGTCGGTCAAACGGTAACTGGGACGGGAATCCCGGCTGATACAAAAGTTGTTGGCGTCAATACCACGAATATCACCCTCAACAACGTCATTCCATCGGGGACCGTCACTGCCACCTTTGACAATAACGTGGATGTATCTGGTGGCGTCGTCTCCCTGCACCCTTACCTGTTTGTCTTTGGTAACAATGGATTCCTAAAGAACTGCTCTGCCGGCAACCCTGCGAATTGGGTGGGGCTGGACTCAAACGAGGTTAACGTCGCCACCGGTAAGATTGTGGCTGGGTTAGCGGTTCGAGGCGGTAGCAACTCTCCTTCTGGTCTGTTCTGGAGTCTTGACAGCCTGATTCGGGTCTCATACATCGGCGGGACGGGGACTCCTGCTCAGTATTGGCGCTATGAAACGATCTCGGGGCAGACTTCGATTATGTCTAGCCAGTCCGTGATTGAGTACGACGGGATCTATTTCTGGTGCGGCGTTGACCGGTTCATGCTCTACGGCGGGACGGTGAAGGAGATCCCTAACGACTTTAACCAGAACTATTTCTTTGACAACCTTAACTACTCGCAGCGGCAGAAGGTTTGGGCCTGCAAGGTGCCGAGGTACGGAGAGATTTGGTGGTTCTATCCTCGCGGTACGTCAACCGAGTGCAACGACGCGATTATCTATAACGTCCGAGCCGGGGTATGGTATGACGCTGGGCAGGCTTTAGGGGCAGGCAGGAGCGCCGGCTACTTCTCAATGGTCTTCCCCTACCCAATCATGGCGCAGTCGACCACGATCCCTAGCACGCAGGTATTTACAAACACCTTCACGACGATAAGCGGTAGCGTCTGGCTAAATGCAGACTCCGCAAGTGCGCTGGCAGACCCGCTTCAGGTGATTACAGGGGATAATATTGCCGCCAATACGACGGTCGTTTCGGTTGTTTCTAGTAGCCTAAAGACGCTGGGGGCAATTACCGGAGGCTCTAGCTATACGCCAGGCACATACAATGCAACTGCATTATCTGGTGGCGGTGGCTTTGGTGCTACGGCAAATATAGTCGTGGGGGGCGGCGGCTCGGTTACCTCGGTGACGATCGTTAGCAGGGGCTCTGGGTATACCGTGGGGTCAACTATAACGGCAACCATACCTGGCGGGGCTGGATTCTCTGTGCCGGTTAGTGCTGTTTATGTTCAGAGCATCCAGATGTCAAACGCCGCAACTGGATCCGGCACCCAGACTCTGACGTTTAGCTCGCCACTGAACCGGATTCGCGTCTATCAGCATGAGTATGGCGTTAATGACGTGACCGGCCAGAACGCGGCGGCGATTGAGTCTTACTTTGAGACAAACGACCTTGGATGGGTGTCAGGAGGCCCTGCAGCAGCCGCTCCACCTCCAGGTCAGGGCGGAGTAGCCGGAGACAACAAATGGCTGCGTCTAGAGCGTGTGGAGCCCGATTTTGTGCAGACCGGTAACATGAGCCTAGTCATTACGGGTAGGCCTTACGCGCAGTCTGATGATGCTACGTCAGCGCCGTATGTTTTTGGTCCTACGACTGGCAAGATTGACATGAAGGAGCAGAGGCGGGAGTTGAGGTTGCGTTTCATTAGTAACGTGGTGGACGGCAACTATCAACTCGGTAAAGTGTTGTTAAGTGGAGACTTTGGCGACGTTCGGGGGTACTGATGGCCGTTTTATATGACCCGCGCTATCATACTTTCGTGTCTTGGGCCGACCTAATGGTGGAGCAATTCGCCAGCAATCAGCTTGAGATACCGAATGAGAAGACCGATTGGAAGGCGTGGGGTCAAGGCCTCAAGTCTATCGGGGTCTTTTCTAACGAAGCCGTTCCCGATCCTGATCAGTACGGAAACTGGTCGGATTGGGCCTCTGCACTTATCAATGCGATGAATGGAAATGTCTGACACAATTTTTGTTGGTATCTCATCCTACCGTGACCCGCTCCTAGCCCACACCATCAAAAGCGCCTTAGACAACGCCAAGTACCCTGAAAAGATCAGGTTCGGTGTTGTTGAGCAGGAGGTCCCAGAGCGGCGGATCGTTCCTGAATCATTTTGTGGCGCCAACATCACCCATATAGCGATTGACCCCAAGGTATCTCGAGGTGCCTGCTGGGCGAGGTCGTTGCAGATGTCCTTATTCGACGATGAGGACTGGGTCTTCCAGGTTGACTCCCACACCGTCTTTGATCACGGATGGGACGAGTATTTTGTGGAGATGAGCAAGATACTGATGATGACCAACCCGAAGGTCGTTATCTCGGGCTACCCAAGGGGCTTCATATTTAAGAATGGCAGGTCTGAGAAGGTGCCTGATGACGGGAAGGTCATCGTCCATACCTGCACAGAGGACACGAACTTTGATCATGGGCCGGTGCTCAACATCCCACCAAAAGGAATTGACTCCGAGGTCCCGGTAAAGGGCTTTTATATTGGCGCCCAGACCATGTTTGCTCCGGGGCGGTTTATCTATGAGGTCCCTTATGACCCCTACCTTTACTTTAACGGTGAGGAGCACTCCCTTGCGGTGCGGGCGTTTACGTTTGGGTGGGACATTTACCACTGCCCAGGTATGCCGGTCTATCACCTTTACGAAACGAGCGACACGGACAGCTACCGCAAAAAGCACTGGGAAGATAAAGAGAACGAAGATCGTAAGGTAAAATGGGGGAATATGGACGTTAGATCCAAGACTCGCCTTGCCGAGATGCTCTTGTATGGCAAGGACGTTGGCAGGATCGGCCTTGGTAATGTTAGGACGCTGCAGGAGTTTGCAGAGTTCTCTGGTATTGACTACCCCAATAAGTTCATCCACGAAAAGGCTCGAAAGGGAATTTGGTGACCTATGGCTACTGACCTCACCGTATTAAAGGGGGAACTTTATCTATTAAACAAAGCGTCTAATAATGGTTACGATAATCGCGCTATGGGGCCGGAGTCCCATATCAATAATATAGCCAACATCCTATATAACCAATATGGCGTAAAGTCTCTAAAGGATATTGAGCCTTACTGGGTTCCCGCAACGCCCAGAATTGACGGCAGATATGAGATGCGGCGGACCGGCGACTATCATCATTCATATTCAAGGATGCCGAACGGTTATATGTATGATGTTCAGGTTCCGACCATGACATCTGTTTATATCCCACCGGTCCCCGCCGTCCCAGCACATTGGTCAACAACGGAAGCGGTAAACAAGGCAAACGGCAAAGTAATCCCAATAGGGCAGATTGGCTCTAGCGGGGAGGGGAAGGGCTACACAAACTATAAGTTAATTCCGGTTAAACAGGCAAACGGATCAACTGTTTTTGCTCCAGGGCAAGAATGGCATGACTCAAATTCCTTTAACCAGATAGCCCCATACCTGTTTTTGGGTTTGGCGCTTACCGGGGTTGGCGGGGTACTTGGTGCCGCAGTTGGATTAGAGGGGGCGGCAGCTAGTGCATTTGGAACCGCTGCAATCACAACGGCAATATCGGCTGCTGCAGGAAAAATCGGGGACGTCGGCGATGTTATTGAGTCCTTCGCCAAGGGATTTGCTGGCAACTATTTAGGAGACATTGTCGGCAAGGAGTTGGGCTCTGTAATTGATGACAGTATTGGAAAGGGCGCGGCGGCTGATGTAATTAAGAATGTTGCCGTTGGCGGGACAAGAAACGCGATTCAGGCTGCGGTTGACGGGAAAAACTTAAAACAAATTCAAGACGCATTTGAGAAGGGGGGAGCGTCCGCAGCAATTCCTTCAATCCTTGGTCAGGTTCCCGGATACAAGGATTTGTCTACCGGGGCGCAGGGAATTATTTCAACTGCCCTTACGGGAAAATTGAATGGCAAGGTGCCCACTGCCGGCTTAATTCAATCTGCAATAACTGCTACCGGGATCGTTGCCGACACCGCCAAGTCTCTGAATCTTAATCCGGCTCAAGAGAGGCTGATTGTCTCTGGGCTAACAAACACCGCGATGGCGTTGGCTACCAATAAGCCAATTGACGAGGCGCTAGCAAAAACTCTAGTACAGGCAGGGCAAACGGCGTTTAATGATCTGGGGAAGACTTACGCCAAACAAATCACCGCGGGATTGACTGATAGCGTCAAGGACAAGATAAAGACGCCCCAAGATCTGGCTGTCTTAGTGCAACAGTCCTCCGAAAACGTAGACCAGCTTCTTGAAACAATAAGCGCCGCGGACAAACGTCAAAGCGCAATTGAGAGCCGCCTTGCTGCCATCAAATCAGATATTGATCCTCAGATTCAATCCTATCAAAAGGCAGAGGCAGAAAGAAACAGGCAGCTAACAAACTACTACGACATGATTGGCAGCGGCTACTCCGTTGGCGCAATCAATGACCAGATTGACAAGCTAAACGCCGCCACGGAAGAATTTAACACTGAGTCCAATGCGCTGCAAAACAAATGGTCAAAATATGAGGGCGAAACAAAAAGTCTTAATGACGAACTAGGGAAGCTAAAGGTTTCTATTCCGAGAGACATTCAATCGTTCAATGACTTTAAGCAAAACCTGCAGGCTGCTGGGAAGACGCTGGACTCCTTTAACGAAGACCTTAAGAAAGGCACCGAGGCTTCGTTTGTTAGCAAGGTTGCGCCTGATTTTGATGCAAACGCATACGCCAAGCTTCACAAGATCAACCCGTCTGAGGCCTACAGCAACTGGATAGGGACTGGGATGACGGCCCCTATCAATGAGGCTGAAGTCAAGACTATGGCGGCCGCCGCTCCCAAGAGTGTTATTGAGGGGCTAGCGGATGCTGGGGACGTCAAGGAGGGCTTGGTTGACTCCCACCTGGCGTATGCAATTGCTGCGAGCGCGAAGGACCAGCAGGAGAAGGCTCAGGAGGCTATCCAGGCCAATATGCAGGGCTACGCCAAGGCCGCTTACGAGGCAGCGCAGACCGGTAGCAAGACCTTCAAGTTTATTGGCGATGACGGTGTCCAGTACACGCTCAACACGCCCAAAGAGCTTCTTCCGCACTCGTACCAGGATGCCCTGCAGACCGCCATTAACAACGGTGACAAGACGTTCAAGTACACCGGCGAGGATGGCAAAGAGTACACGGTTCCGATCGCAAACAACCTGCTGCCCAAAACTTATCAAGACGCGATGCAGGCGGCGAAGCAGCGCGGTGACAAGACCTTTCAGTACCTGGGCGAGGACGGCAAGCAGTATACGGTTGCTGTCCCACAGGCCGTGCAGCAGACGTCAATTGTTTCAAAGACGCCGGCCGCGGTTCCAACCGTATATGGCTCTTGGAACAAGCCCACCTTAGATCAGTATGAGATCCCTGCTGGCGTCAAGCTCGCCACACCGCAGCAGGTTTACAACGATCGTACAGCGACCCTAATGAAGCTCCCAGATGGCAACTACGCCTGGGTGCAGGTGCAGAGCGATCGGGTTCGAGATCAGAAATATGGCACGACGGATCCGGACTGGTTAAAGGCCAACGACCCGCTCGCTTACGTCGCAACGCTTAAAAACATTCCAACTGATCAGTTGCCGGCGTCCTTGCAGAAGAGTCAGCCTGGCTACGTTAAGGCTGCAGAGGCTTTGATTGGGAGGGTAAAAGAATTTGCGCCTGACGTTGCTATGGATGCTACGGCCATGCTTCTGAATGGCGCGGGCGACGCAGCAAATATTTTTGGGGCCGTTGCATCTCTCTTTACTGGCACCAAAACAGAGAACACGGCGCTTGGTAAACTCGCCAAGAACCTAACAAACCTTAGCGATAAGGCAATGAGCGACGATCTTCGGTCTGCTATTGCTGATAACGTGCAGAGGTGGAACGACTCAAAAGGGCTCGGCGGTAGCGTTAGTGCGATTGCTCAAAGTATCTGGGAAAACCCCGTAGCCACTCTGGGGTTCCAGGCTGGGTCTGAGGTGGTCAGTGAACTGCTTACGGGAGGGTTTGCAGGAGTTGGGGCGAAGTTAGCTGGAAAGGCGGCTAAAGGTGCTTACGTTGCCGATGAGCTGGCGGCAAAGATTGCATCCAAAACCGGCATTGTGATGGCCGAGTTTCCGGAGATCGTTTCAGGGGTTAAAGGCGCGTTTGAGGACACCTATAAGGACGTATACGACACCGCAATCAAAAACGGTAAGACGGATGCTCAGGCCGCTCAAATGGCTGCTGAGGCCGCGTATAAGGTCGCCGGCGCAAGCTTGGTAACGGGGCTGGTTGTCAACGGGAAAAACCCAAATGAACTGTCTAACCTCATGTTTGGAGCCAAACCATCGGCTTCCAAGCAGAACTTTTTAGACGCAACAACGGGCCTCTCTAAGGCATATGTTAATCAAGTAAAAAAGACGGGCGCGGAAGAGGCTAAAGACGAATTCATTGAGCAGTTGGTGCCAAGCTCCGTTAGGGATCTTTACAAAGGCGCAAACTTTGGGCTTTCAGAAATTGACCCCGGCAAGAGTCTAACCGAGGCGGCGTATGCAGGGATTATTGGGGGACTGACAGGCGGAACGATTGCTGCCGGCGTTATTCCTGCACGAAGCATTGATGATGTAAACAGGAATATTACAACGCTGACCTCGCCCGCAATGTTGACGGCGATTGATAAGGCGCAGCAGATCAAGCCTGGTACGCCCTCATACACCTACGACAATCTTAAGGCTGCAGAGAATCAGATTATTACTGCTGCCCATGAAATAGGCGTACAAGATCCAGAGCAGATTTCTAAGATAATTTTAAGCGTCCAGCCTGACGCAAATATAAACGAAGTCAACAAATTGATTGAGGCAGACGCCAGAGCCTCAATTGAAAAGTCAATAAAGGAGTCTGCACCAACGCTTAGTCCGTCTGCTCTTAAATCTGCCGTTGACGACAACTACAACAGATTGTCTACGTCTATATTTGAGAGCAAAGATACGTCTATCGCAACCGCATCAATGGACCCAAGTGCGGCGTCCAGTTACATCACATCAAGACAGTCTGCGTCAACTTCTTTTTCGTTATATGCAAGCCAGCAGGAGTCATTAAAGCCTGGCGCGTCAAAGTCTTTGATGTCATCGTCCTTGTCCGCGTCATCGCTGTCTGCCTACAAATCATCTTCGGCAAGCGTATCTAAATCCGTAGCGGACAAATCAGAGTCCACTCAGAAAAGCCTTTCCCTTTCCTCGCAGTCGGCGCAATCGGAATCTGTAAGTAAGTCGCAAAGTACATCCATCTCATCTGATGCGTCAAAATCATCTTCAATTGAAGCTTCAAAATCGTCTTCGATCTCTAGCGTGGCTGCGTCCTCTAGCAGGTCACAGAGCGCATCTATTTTGGCTGAACAATCAAGGTCGAAATCTATTCAGGCCTCAGAGTCAACCAGCGCGTCTTCGTCAAAATCTATATCGGAAGTAAAGGCCGCTTCTATCTCTAAGTCCACTTCCTTATCTCAATCTACTTCAAGTTCAAAATCGTTATCCACATCTCTTTCCATCTCAACCTCCTCTAGCAACGCGGCAATTAGCGCGTCAAAAGCCGGGTCTGAGGCTGTTTCAAAATCCAAATCGGTTTCAATTGTATCTAACTCTGTTTCAGTTTCTAAGTCGATTTCAACGTCAACTTCAATATCTTTGTCGCAGTCAAAGTCTGTTTCAACGGATCAGTCTTTGTCGCGGTCAAACTCTACATCGGCCTCCAATTCGGCGTCGCGGTCTATTAGCACTTCGTCTTACAAGGCCTCGGTGGACGCATCTAAGGCTGAGTCTAGTCGGCAATCTATTTCTGCCTCGGCGTCTCGGTCTGCTAGCGTTTTGGCGTCCCAATCGCTCTCCACGTCAAAATCTATATCTACCTCCGAGTCTCAGTCGGCCTCTAAATCTATACTTTTGTCTCAGGCCCAGTCATCACGAGATGAGTCGGCGTCAAAGAGCACTTCAAAATCACTCTCAGAATCCACCTCTAGAGTGTCTTCATCTAAAGCCTCTGTAGACGCCTCAACATCAAAGTCAATTTCAGATTCCGTTTCCAAATCTGCTAGCACCTCTGCTTCCAAGTCGGCTAGCGATTACGCATCAAAAATATCTGCAGACTCTTCGACATCAAAATCTATTTCATTGTCAGCGTCCACGGCTGCAAGCACATCCCTGTCCAAATCTAATCTTGAAGCCTCAACATCAAAGTCAATTTCAGAATCCACCTCTAGAGTGTCTTCATCTAAAGCCTCTGTAGATGCCTCAACATCAAAGTCAATTTCAGAATCCACCTCTAGAGTGTCTTCATCTAAAGCCTCTGTAGATGCCTCAACATCAAAGTCAATTTCAGAATCTTCTGCCAAGAGTTCTAGCGCCTCTAAAACTTCATCACCGGCAAGCTCAACGCCTCAGTCCTCAAGCGCCTCATTGCCAAGCACTACCACAGATGCTTCGGCGTCTGAATCAGCTTCTAAATCAATTAGCCTATCCGCGTCTAAAGAGGCTTCAAAATCTCAATCTGCCGCAGCACTTGCGGAAACTTCTGCTTCAAAGTCGGCAAGCATATCTGCGGTTAAAGCCTCAAAAGACGCTTCAATTTCAAAATCAACGTCCGAATCAGTATCTAAATTAACCTCAAAATCAATTAGCGCGTCCTCGGTTGCGGCTTCAAATTCCGCATCAAAGTCGCAATCAGTATCGAATTCCATATCAAAGTCGTCTAGCATTTCTGCTTACAAATCGCAAGCGGCAACGACCGTCTCTACAACGGGAAGCGTAAACCCTTGCCAATCAAAGTCAATATCTTATTCCGCCTATCAGTCGCTCCAAGAGTCGGCAGCCAAAATATCCAAAGACGCATCTATCTCAATCTCAACCTCAAAGTCCCTTTCAAACTCAATATATGAGTCAAATCGGGTTGCCAGCGTACAGAATTCCAAGAGCGCGTCTGTATCAAAATCATCTTCATTGTCAGCTTCGAGGTCCATATCAACGTCTTCTATTGAAAACTCAACAAGCGTCTCTCGAAGCGAATCTATCTCAAAATCTATTTCATACTCAACATCAACATCTACAAACGCTTCTGCCGCCAAAGCATCAAGAGACGCCTCGACCTCTCAATCCAAATCAATTTCGGCATCTAATTCTTCGCAGACCTCCCAGAGTCAGTCCGTTTCAAAACCTGTTAGCCAATCAAATGCCAATCAGTCAAACAAGGTTTCGCCAACAACGTCAACCTCTGGTAAATCGCTAACCGTCAACGCCTCAAAAAGCGAGTCAATTTCAAGGTCTCAGTCAGCATCGCTGTTAATGTCAACCTCGGTTTCTGTTAGCGTTTCCAAAGTAAAGAACTCAAAAAGCGAGTCCATTTCAAGGTATCAGTCAGCATCGCTGTTAATGTCAACCTCGGTTTCTGTTAGCGTTTCAGGGGTAAAGAACTCAAAAAGCATATCTGCCTCCAAATACGCTTCAGAGTCAACGTCAACTTCTATCTCAAAATCAACCAGCGTTTCAAGCGTAAAGGCCTCGAAGGCTTCGTCTGCCTCTCAAACAAAATCTTCGTCTAGTTCAAAGCCGGTCTCGTCTAGCGCATCGTCCTCTGCGGCGTCGTCATCCAAGTCTTTGCAATCATCTTCTGTAAAGCCAGTAAACTCAGAGTCCATTTCAAAGTCAGTTTCTGCGTCAATCTCGGTCTCCAACTCAAAATCAATTTCGCAGTCTAAGTCCATATCGGCTTCTAATTCCAAGTCAATTTCTTCTTCTATATCAAAATCAACGTCTATTTCCATATCAACATCCAAGTCGGTTAGTAAAAAACCCAAGGTTACAAGCAGCGGTTCTGGATCTGTTGCTCCGACATCGTCACAAACGAGTAGCGCGTCTCAGACTACGGGAACTAGCACCGGGACCTCAGTAGACAGCTCTTCAAGTGTTAGCAAATCTATTAGCGAAAGCGTATCTCAGAGCCTTAGCACTAGCATTGAAAATTCTCTTAGCACGTCAACCAGCGAATCAATCAGTACGTCAACCAGCGAATCAATCAGTACATCAATCAGCGAATCAATCAGTACGTCAATCAGCACGTCAATCAGCAACTCAATCAACACATCAGTTGACACTTCAACCAGCACCGATGTTCAGCCGCCGCCCACTTCTTCTGTTGTCACTACGTCTGCAAGCGAAACGACGTCGGCTCCCGTAACGACTTCCCCTGCTATCACCTCTTCTGCGGTGCAGTCCTCGACCGAGACAACCTCGTCGCCACCCGTCACATCTTCGCCCGCCGTAACATCTTCGCCCGCCGTAACGTCATCGCCTGCTGTAACTTCGCCAAAGGTCACGGTACCTCTATCAAGTAGTCGACCGGCAAGCAGTGGATTTCAATTCAGCACCCCTTCAATTGCGCCAGTTACGGATTCCACGTTCTCAGATTATGTTAGGCCTATAATTGGCGGCGCACCGGCATACAAGGGAATTTTGGATCAGTTTTTCAAGAAAGTTGAAACGGACAACCAACCGGAGGCTTCCATGCCCAAGCAAGCTTATTATGAGTATGGAGAGTCAACTCCGATTTCTGACATTATTGGCAGCAACGAAGAGGTCGCTCCAGAAGAGGAGCCTGCTTTTGCTGCTGGCGGATTAACGTCTCCCCTAAAAACCTTCTATAAGTCGGGTAAAATACGCCAGGACTTCCGCAAGGGCGATGCCGTCTCAGGGCCTGGTGATGGGCAATCTGACGACATTCCCGCGATGCTAGCGGATGGCGAGTTTGTTATTCCCGCTGACGTCGTGGCTGCCTTGGGTAACGGCTCAACTAAGGCTGGGAGCGATCAGTTGTACAAGATGATGCACGAAATTCGTAACCGTGCCAGGTCTGCCCACCCGAAGAGCCTTCCACCTAAAGCTCTGTCGCCACTTGATTACCTGAAGCGGAGAAAATAATGGGATTTCTGCAGGGCAACGCGCTCCCAAATGTCACGGAGACCCAAACCACCACCGACAAGCTGCCGGATTGGTATACCAATGTAGCGACCGGGCTGTCGTCTGTTGGTCAGGATTATCTCAAGAAAACTCCTGATCAATTAACAGCCGCCTATGACCCGATGCAAACGCTGGGTTATGGTCAGATTGAAGGTGCCGCAGGGGCCTATAAACCGGGCCTGGCAAGCGCAACTCAGACGGCCAATGCTGCCGCAGCCGGGATTACTCCTGAGCGCCTACAGCAGCTTATGAACCCCTACACGCAGAACGTCGTGCAGGAGCTGGCGCGTCAGAGCGGATTGAGTCTACAAAGAAACATCCTCCCGCAGATCACCGGTCAGTTTGTTGGCTCGGGTGCATTGGGCTCCTCGCGTTATGCAGGCGCGCTTGGGCAGGCGATGACGGATACCGCGGCAAACTTGTCTGGTCAGCAGGGCAAGCTGCTAGAGAGCGGCTATAGCGACGCCATGAAGAGTCTGCTCCAAGAACAGCAGAATCAGGTTGCCGCAGGTAAGTTGCAGGGCGATCTGGCGGCGCAAGAGCAGGCGTTGGGATTGACTGGTGCTAAGGCCTTGACCACCGCCGGGGCAGAGCGTCAGAAGTATGAGCAGCAGAAGCTCGAGGCGCCACTCACCGCGGCATCTAACGTCGCAGGGCTCTTGAGAGGATATACGCTGCCGAATGACAAGACTCAGACGACTGTTAAGCCGGGACAGCAGGGTCAGTTTGGTTTGAGTGACTTTGAGAAGATTGGCACCATCACATCCGTTCTTGGTGGCACTGACAAAGGCAAGTTCCTTGAGGGGCTTAAAAACGCCGGCAACAATGTTAAAGGGTATATTACTAACTTTATTGGCAGCAATCCTCAATATAACTGGACAAATCTTTCGGGCTGGGGAAGTTATGGCACCGGGTCTGACAATCCAGAGGCAGAATTAGACACGGTTGTTTCTCCACAGGCCCTTGGTGACCGTTAAGGATCTCTATGGCAACCAAGACCCCAATCATTACCGATGAAGAGCAGCAGCAGCGGCTAGACGAGGCCTATCAGCGTCTTGTTGACTCGCTTGACCAGCGCAAGAATAGAGTCTTCGACCCGACATGGATGGCCGCCGCTCAGGCTTTTGCTACGCCTTCAAAGACGGGTAGCGCATTTGAGGCTATTGGTCGGGTCGCTGGAGCAGTCGGTAAAGCTCAAGAGGCGGAGCAGGCCCAGGAGCAGGGTATTGCTCAGAAGATGTTTGAGATTGAGCGCCAGCGGATTGAGATGGCGCAGAAGAGGAATCTATACGACGAGGCGGTTAAGATTGGAAGAGGTGAATCTGCCCCTGGTGGGTTACCGCAAGCCGCGCCGCAGCCGGCCCCACCTAGTCCCCTAGCGGCCGCAGCCCCTGGATTTTTTGAGAATCCCCAAGCTGAACCCGTAGCAAATCGACCGCAAAAGACTCAAGCCGCCGAGCCAAGGCCTGATTTCGTAACGTCACCACTACAGCAAGCGGCCGCAGCGCCTTCGCAGATCAAACAAACGCCTATTGATATGGCACCGCCCCAGCCTGCGCCTATCACCGCCGCTCCTCCTGCTGCCGCACCTTCTCCACTTTCCGCTGCATCTCCTTCTACAGCGCAAACTCCTGCCGCCTCTTTTGCTGCTGCCAACGCTGCCGCTTCAAAATACAACCTTTCTCCAGATGCGAGAAAACTGTTCTTGATGTCATTCAGGGACAGTGGTGATTACACAACGGCGATGTCAAAAGCCCAAGAATATGACAAAAAAGCTCATGAGATGGCGATTGCAGAGCGGAATGCTCTCGTCAACGAAGCCAACTCTGCTCAAAATGCAGTAAGGGTGACGACAGGCGGCAATTTAATGCAAGTCAGTCCAACTGGAACGGTAACCCCTCTGTATCTTGGCAGCGGTAACAAAACGATTATTAACGGCAAAGAATACTTGGCAAATCCAAGGGAGATAAACGATTTAGAGATGGCTCGGCATCGCGGAAATTGGGACGAGGTTCAAAACCTTGAGGCTAAAATTTTAGGGCAAGCGGAGGCTCCTCCATCAACCCCGCCAGCTACCCCAACTGGGCCGCTTTCTGCTGCAAGCAAGCCACCTAAACCCCCCACGAAGAGGGAGTCGGTAGAGGAGGCGGCGGCAAGAATCGCAGACGAAGAAAGCAAACGGAAAATCAATGAATCGGTGAAGACTGAGCAGCTAAAAGAAGAGCAAAAGTTACAAAGAAGTATTGTTGAGTCTAAAGAGGACGCCTCATCTCAAAAACGCAACGCGGAGAGGTTGATTAAAATCTTTTCCGATAAGGGTATTCAAGAGATTCTGGGTCCGACAGCCAAGCCTGGTGTCAAAGCCGCCTTCCTTGAGATTGCTAGCAACCCGCTTGACGTTGCCGGTAACAAGGTTGCCATTACCAATCTACAGAAGGCGCTTGTTCAGTCCAAGGCTACTCAAGAGCAGATTGACAAGCTAAACGTCGCCAACTCAACGCTTCGGTTAGTCGAGCTTTCTACCGCCAAAAGCTTCCTCAAGGGTCAGGGCGCTGTGTCTAACTCTGAGCGCGAGCTGGTTGCGGAAATTAACGGCTCTGTCTACAAGGATCCGGCTAACGCCCTGTTGTATAAAGCTCAACTTGCGTTTGCTCAGGCCGACATGAAGGATCGCTACATCAAAACCTTCCAGACCTGGAAAGACAAGCACCCTGATGGCACGGTTGAGCAATTTAACCGGACCGATGCCTATAACCAGATTGAGAGCAGTTACGGTAAGCAGCTTGAGAAAATCGGCGAGACGATTAAGCTAGGCAAGCCCGCGACGAAGACGGAGACGAAGTCAGAGACGCCAATGTCAGCCATTCGCAACGGCTTAGAATCACTTATTAAGTAACGAGGGCGATATGGCTTTCTTCATCCAAGACCTCGACGACAACCAGAAAAAGATCGCCGCCCTTGTGTCTGCTAAGGCCGAGGAACTGGGCGTTGACAAGGATCTGGCGCTTTCTATGGCGTTTGCAGAGAGTGAGCTGCGCCACTTCAATCCGAATGGCAAGACCGTCATGAGCCCCAAGAAAGCTGTCGGGGTCATGCAAGTTATGCCTGCAACCTCGAAGCAGTACGGATTCAACCCAAAGGATTTGCACGATCCTGAGAAGAACATCACCGCCGGGGTAACCGTCCTAAAGGATATGCTTGACAAGAGCGAAAATGACCCTATGATCGCCGCCGCCAAGTACAACTGGGGACCTAATCACGACTTCTTCAAGACCGGCGAGGGGGACATCCCGCAGGAGACCAAGGACTACCTCAAGCGCATCAAGTCCTACGGTGGCTTTGGCGGAGAGGCTCCCAGTTCAGAACAAACCCCTGCGGAACAAGCCCCACCACCAGAGGAGCCGATAGAAGTCCCCCCTGCGGCGGAGATTCCGGTCGCGCAGCCAACTGCAGAAACCCCAAAAAGTCCAGAAGAGATCCAGAAAGAGGAGGCGGAGGGGCGTAAGGATGACGTCTTAACCGCAGCAGCACTCGGCGGAACCGCGGGTCTTGGCGCTGGTTATGTACGCAAGCAGGCCACTGCAGTTGAGGATCGCATTCTGAGAGAGGAAAGGGCGAGGGCGGCCGCAGCAAGGAAGATAGCCGCGATGGAGGCTAGGGGTGCCCCTCCCAAGGCGCCTGGCAACCTTCCCGCTCCAACCCCCCCTGCGCCAGAGAAGCCTGCGCCGCTTAAGGGTGCCCAGAAATGGGTTCAGAGCCTTGGCAACGAGGTTCCCTATAAGGTTGCAGCTCAAGCCGAGACGATGGATAAGGTTAGTCCTCGAGGCGGCCAGACACTGATCAATCAGGATGCTGCTGCGATGGAGAAGATCCGGCAGATGGGAGAGGGCCGGCAGCGTCTGATTGGCGAGGGCATGGGGCAGATGATGGTCCCGCCGGAGGTCGCTGAGGAGAGGGCTAGGGCCGCCGCTGCCGCCGAGGCTAATACT